TAAATATAAAAAGACTGGAAACATCGTTACCGTTGTTGGAGAATCTCGTGGCGGTTTTGGATTTGGCGGTAACGATAAATATGGTACTGTTGGTACGCTTCCGTCTAAATACCGCCCATCAATAGACGTACCACTTGTATTTCATGCTATGGGCGGCTCATCATATAATAAGTCTGGATTCATTAACAAAACAGGAGAAATTAGGTTGTATGACAGCAATAGCTATGTAAGCTATTGGGGATTTTGCGTTTCATATCCAATTTAACATTCCGTATCACAAAGCGAACGGAAAGTCATCAATGGCAACATTGACACTAACAATCTGGCGTAAAAATCTGCAATAGTATCTGATATTATATATCAAAGTTTGAATGAAAGGAAGTAAAAATATGAGCTAGGTTAATCTTGATGATGTATATGTAAATAAGAGTGGCGACACAATCGCTGGCAATCTTTCTGTCGGAGGAGCGTTGACGATAAATGATGGCAAGGGAACTAATACAACATACAATGTTGCCAATGAAATTACAACGTTGCGGGATTCCGTATCCCCAACTGGTTTTACATGTCTACAGGGAAGTATCGAAAGTGGTACTTATTGTGCATATATATGTATTGGACATTTAGTATGTGTGATTATGAATGATATGCCATCGTTGGGAACTAAAGGTGTATTGCCAAAAGAATATAGACCGCCAACTGATATTATCGGTTTTGGATATGTAAGAGGAACAAATACATCTGGTCAAATATTAGTTAATAGCGCTGGCGAGGTAGGAACATGGTGCAATCAAAATAACCCTCGTTATTTTAGCGGTTCTGTTTGTTATGTTGTTGAGTAGTATTCCGTATCTTTCAGACATACGCACACAGAGTAGTCTTCTTCGTGTTCTAGGATGGCGCGGACGGTCTACAACTCCAGAGGAATGCAGCAGGCGCAGTTCTCAAATCCGTACCCGCGTATTTCCTGTCTAGTCGAGAAATAGAGTTTTACTTCGCCTGACGAGTTGACCGCCGCGCCTACCGATTTGCCAAAGCGCATAGACGTGAATGGCGCATAGACGTGAATGCAGTTACCCTGATATCCGTCTTCGGCCTTAGATACTCTGGAAGCACGAGCACAGCATCCGATGCGATTTCGCACGCACTTGATGATGTCATCAACCCAGATACATGGCTTAACTGTACGGTGAGGATACGTGTTGCGACTATCCGACAGTCAACTTTTACGGTGCAGCCCAGAATGCTGACGTTGCCACCGCCTAGATAGCTCTGGGATACGGAATACCAAGCTAACTTATATCTCTTATTTTATGCTTCTTAGCCATATCGAATATCAGCTTCTCGACAGCCGCCTAAGCTTCTTGACATATGGTTTTACGAGGAACGATATAGTGATTATATGCTGTGCTAATATCTGTATGACCAAGCATCATGGCAACAGTTTCTATGCCAACGCCTGCTTCAATTGCAAGTGTAGCCCATGTATGACGCATATTGGTCATAGATATATATGGTACACACATCTTCTTGCACTGTGATTTGATTGCGCGAGCAACCTTATCTGGAGACACATCTCCAGTAAGAAGTCCATGTCCTTTAATCTGCTTTAGGCGCTGACGTGCAAACTTATGTAGATAGCAAGACCTAGTAGACTTCTCTGTCTTAGTTTTTACTGTGATGATTTGACCGTTCACATATTGACGCGACTTATTGATGCGCACCTCTCCAGTCTTGAGATTGATATCAGACCACTCTAATGCGCAGGCTTCACCACGGCGTAAGCCCAACGTTACGGCACAGATTGTTACAGCTTCAGCCCAATGACCCCACATGACGCGAAGCATCTCTGATACCTCTTGTGCGTCTAAAACATCTGGACGATAAGGTTTTGGATGGTTTACTTCTATGTATACAGTTGTGTCGATAATATGTAGGCACTTCTTGCGAATCCACCAACGGATGATTTGTCGAATGCATTTAAACGCCTTCTCTCCTGCGCCAGCCTTTTCAAATGAATCCACCCACGCCTGTAAATCATCTGGTGAGATATCTTCAATCTCGCATTCTCCTCACATAGGAAGTACATGAAGTCTCATTGATGAGTTGTATCCAGCGACAGTAGACGCAGCTCTTTTCTGCGTTTTCTCGGGTAGATAATGCTGTTCATAGATGTCGATAAGTTTCATTTTTTAAGTCCTTTCATTGAAAAAATCCTACGTAATTTAACTCTAAATGAGTATATAACTTGCGTGGGATTTTTTCAATGTTGCATATAAATTTATTTATATATAAATTAAAAGTTCTACAATTTTGAATATTAAAAGACACATTTTATGTTACAATGTTAAATATGTCTATAAAAATTTAACGACTAAGGAGGTATGTCTATGTACGAAGTGCCTTGTTTAGACCTTAATGGAGACACAATCAATAAGTTCTATCAGTGGGACATAGACCAGAAGATAGTTATCAATCTTGAGGGTTGTGATGTAAATTATCTCAAGAACGCACCAGAGGTACACTTCTGCAATTCAAGTAGAAAGGAAGCCTTAGTCGTTCGCTCTACTGTGTCTAACAATGATACAATAACTGTTGACGTTCCAAATGTATTATTGCAGGAAGCATATCCTTTGCTTGTATATGTATATCTGACAGATGCTAATGATTCATCTTCTCAGAAGACAATCCTATATAGCGAGATTCCTGTTCGCAAACGTGCAAAGCCAAGCGATTACCTCTACGTTGAGAACATTACTCGCGTAACGGCAGAGATGATTAAGAAAGAAATTGAGCAAACCACGCTTAATGCCAGAACAGATGCAATCGCAGCTATTACGTCTACAAAAGAAAATGACTGTACAGAAGTTGACAATAAGAAAGCTGGTTTTATCACAACTGGCACAGGTCTTGTGCAGACTGCTACCGAGATTAAGAATAACACACAGATTACATACAACAATGCCGTCAGTGTTGCCAACAGGACGCAGACAACAATTGAGAATAATATGAATGACCTTATGCTGAGAAACGGTATTAATCTAAAAACTGTAAACGATGGAAATGGTAACGTCAACTTGGCTGTTGTCATTAACTCATAATAGGAGGTGTGTTTATATATGCCAACTAGTTATTATGTTGAGACAATCGAGCGCATCACAGAGCAAATGCTGGTCGAGGAGGTTCTTGCCGAAACAGAGAACATCAAGACAGATGCAATAAGTCAGACTGATAGAATAAAAGATTTAGCTATTGATTATATTGAAAAGCAAAAACAATATATAGACAATAAGCTTGGCGAAAATGGTGTCGAAAAAGAATTAAATAAGATATACGGCGACACAAATGCAATCTATGACAACCTACAGGAAGTTGTGCCGAATACCGATGCCAAGATAGAGAATACCATAAGACACAAGATTATAGACAATGGATACTCTATTGAACTTAGTAACGATGGCAGCGGGAACGTTGCCGTTATATTAAGGAGAAAGGCTTAAATATGGATGGAAATAGGATAATGAAATCACTTGGCGGTCTTGAGGTGTATGACGAAGCTGGTAGACAGCGCGTTGTAGGTATTACAAGTGCTGGTACTGGTGCCGCATATACTGCTACCGTTAATGCAATAGAAACTCTTTCTACTGGTGCAAATTTTGTTATGGTGCCACATGCTACTAGCACTACTACGAAACCAACATTAAGTGTCAATGGTCTTAATGCGAAAAATATTAGGATGCGTGTTTCTGGCTCTCCTAAGTCTACTATTCAGTTGCCAAGTGAAGATTTTCTTACAAACGGCAAACCAGTAAGACTTATATATGATGGTCAATATTGGATTGTAGATGATATGGTTCAGCCTAATGCCAGTGGGCTATATGGCACTGTTCCTGTTGCTTCTGGTGGTACTGGTGGCACAACTGTTAAAGAAGCCAGAAACAACTTGGGTCTTGGTAATACCGCTGGCGCTTTGCCTATTGCTAATGGTGGCACTGGATGTACTACACTTGAAGAAGCCAAGAGAGTATTCAGTGTTGCAAATGATAACGGTGTTGTTCCAGTAGCCCATGGCGGTACTGGTGCTTCTACCGCAGCGCGGGCTAGAACAAATCTAGGTGTTACTCCTGTCAACATCGGAGCTGCTGAAAGTTCTCATAGTCATGATGCTTCAGATGTTACAACTGGTGCTTTGCCAATCAAGCATGGTGGTACTGGTGCAACAAATGCTGCATCCGCCTTGAATAATCTTGGCATCACATGGGGAACAGACAGGGCTGAGGATTCTGGTACGCCGAATACTATCTATATCCAGTTACTTGATTAGGTGGTGATGTAGATGGCTGTTGAAGCTCGCGGCGGAGATTGTACAGCTGCCGTTCATGGCGGTACTGGTAAAAGTCAAGCGTATGTATGGGCTAACGTAACAAATAAAGATGATAATACTTCCTATGTTCAGGTAAAGGGCAATGTATATGCGCTTGCTGGATGGGGCATTTCACAATATGGCGTTTGTGTTCAGTGCGGTCAAAATGGTTCTAACGAATGGACTGAAGCTGACGCTATATATAATTATAGCACTCCTGTTGGCAACATTGACCACACATGGGAAGTGTCTCGTGGAAAAGATGATAAAACAGTAAGTTGCTGGACTAAGTATTGGGGCAAAACCGTAAACGGGTATGGTGGCTCTGGTCATCATGGCGAAGTATATGTAAGTGTTATAGTTCCAAAGCGCCCACGTCACCCGCATGGCAACCCAAGTTTAACGACTGTAAAGACAACCGCTCATTATGGAGAAGTATTAACACTATCTTTTGCTAAGAGTGGAACACAGGGTAATGCAAACTTTGACCACTTTGAATTATGGCAAGGGAAAACTAAGTTATATAGCGGGAAAGATACCAGTTATAATGTAACACCATCTGATGTTACTGGTGCCATTGGCGGCACTGCCACATACACTCTTAAAGAGGTGCATGAGTGGTATGGCGACTACCCATCAACAGAAACATCAATAACCATTAAGGTGCAGTCTGGTGTTGTCACTATATACGATGAAAATAGGGTAAAGCACGTTGGTCTTGTCACAATGTATGATGAGAATCGTGTCAAACACTATGTATTGATTACCGCATATGATGACCAAGGTATTGCCCATAATGTAGTATGACGCATATCAAAATATTTAGGGAAACAGATTAATTTCTGTTTCCCTTTTTTTTACGATTTATATTTAGTTGTCAAGTAGATTATACTTCTTGTAAATCTCTTCTTTTATCTCAATGTCTGATTTAGAATCGAGATAAGCATACTCTTTCATATACCAATCAGACTTATCCATATCTTCCTTGCCGCCTTTTTCAAATGCACGCTTGCGATATTTATGTGCGTTTAGCTTGCAGAACATCATAGTCTCAACAACGCCATATAGAAGAATCATTTCATCGATACATTCAATGCCATGCTCGTAGTGAGACGGGTGGTTCACGGCATCATGCTCTTCGTCATTCTCTTCATCGCAGAATGCCTTCTTAATAGCGTCATTGCTGTTTATGCTGTTGTTTACAAATGTAATAACCTTCGCAAGCTCATCTTCATTACCAGTAATAAGAAGACTACCTATATCATTCTTATCAAAACGAACTGCTGCCATATTATGCATCTTCCTTATATGTTTTATTTAGTCCACATGGATGGAATTCTGTACAAATACCACCACGATAGTAGCAGTTAGGTACTAACAATCCATCAAACTCTGGATTAACCTTAATAACTTCATTACAAATAGTCTGAACTACTTTGCGCGTCTCAGGAGAAGCCTGTGTACACAGACGTTTATGCGCAATTGTCATAAGCTCTTCTGCGTTCATATACCAGCACATCGAAACTGGTGCATCTTGACGTGCGGCATTTCGGTCATAGCTATCTTGACGGTCATTACGCTGTGTCTTTACAAATGGCGTTGCATGAATATGACGTACCAAATGCGTTGCCACCCACGAAGGAATGTTGTTCAACCTAAAACAAAACTCTAATGTGCGAATTGGGCTATGCTGAGCAGCAAGCAGCTTCTTCTTCCATTCCATTGTAGGCGGCTTTGTACTCTTCTTATCTACAGTAACTAGCGTACACGTCTTTGCAAGCATCCAATCTTCATCAGTTGGATGCTTAAGAATTTCTACAGAGAAATTATTCATATATCCTCCTGCTTATATAAAGTGCCAAAAGACTAATATTTTTGTATGTCTTTTGGCACTATTATAGCATATATATTTATTTTTGACACTATTATAGCATATATATTTATTTGTTTAGGTAGGTATCAATGGCAATCTCTAAAAACTTTAGATATTCTTCCCAAAGATCCTTGGCATACACGTAAGCTTTTGTATCTCTAGAGAGACACATAGCCTTAGCATCAGATTTGTAGTCAAACGGCTTGCGCTTACCCTTTGGACGTAGCTTCTTTGCTAATACTTCATCTAGGAATTTCTTATTAGCAGTTCTGATTACGCTCATACCGCTAGAGCCTAGCTTTGAAACTAGACTTTTATAACGAGCAAGCTCATTTTCTGGTATATCTACCTGCGCTTTTGGTAGGTTCTTTGACGAGAATGGGCTAGTTTTCGCACCACTTGTCTTTGGCTTCATTAAAGAAGCAACTTGATTCATATCAGAAGCGTTGAACTTAAATACTACCTCTTCATCTGACTCATCGTAGTCAAAAACATTTACGCCATTTTTCTTGAGAGCTTTAACTACGTTATGACCACGTTGAATAGATGGGATATAAGCGATTAACTTAGACCCGCCATAATGCCAAATTCTCGAATTGTAATAGCATGGGATATATACGTTATCCTCATCAATCTTACCATTGCAATCACGACAGAAATCATTTGTAGCATTATTGATAACAGGTAGAACACGATATACGTGTTTATAATGATTAACTAAATAACTACTCACTAAACCACCTCATCTATTTAAACTTCACTTCATATTCAATAATTTGCTCAGCTACATAACATGACAAGGCACATGATACCTCTACTGCCTTTTTAGGGGAATGGTTTAGATATAATGCTGCATTTGCAAAATCCATTCCAGCGCCAATAGCTTCATAATTCTTGATACGATAAACTAGCAGTCCGCTTATGTAAAATGCCTTTTCATCGAAAACAAGAATATATGTGTTCTCAATATCGCTATCTGCGCCAAAGGTTTGTTTCCATTTTGAGAACTCTGCGACAAAACCGAGAACATCTTTTTCTGTTGCGCTCAATGGCTTATGCGTTTCTGCATAGAGCCACATTAGACTTCCTTCATCGGCGTTACCAACTGTTCCTATAATCATATCATTTACTTTACAAAGTTTTGTAAAGTTTCCATCCGTCTTCTTTGAAGAGCCGTAGCAGACAATGGAGTCTGCTGCGACCTTAATCTTATCATCATATACCTTTACTGCAACTACACTCATCTAAACACCTACAGATAATCCCCGATAGACCAACCACTTAACACGCCGTTGCCAATAAGGTACATCATAAACATATCCACAGATTCTTTAACCTCAAGAGCTGGTGCAAACTTTGGATTTCGCTCAAGCATACTTTGATAATCATATGGCTGAAGAAACTCTTCATCCAATACGTCAATTCTTAAATCTTCTGGATTGTCTTTTGGAATTACAACATTGAATGTTATAGTCGGATATTTATGTACATGCTTACATAGATACCACGACTCAGTACCTAAGTCTGTAAAGCCTAGCCTATTCATATCATCATCTGAAAGAATATGTGCTTTTACATTTGCGTTTAATCCACGTTTATTAATTGGTACTTTGCGAAACATACAACGTGCCTTTCCAATTGGACGAAAGCATTCACATGCGTTTAAATCTTTATCAATATCTTCGTACTTGACCTCACATGGAATCGCCCAGTCATTCCAACCAAGATAATGCTTGCATACATCGCATGTATACTTACTTTGCATCTGTTGACCCTAGCCCACCATTGCGTACAGCAGTAGTATCATCATCTAGAGTAATACCAAATGGAAGGAAAATACCCTGACAGAAAGCATCGCCCTTATTAATGCGCAGCTCTTTTGCTAGACAACTGTCATTTGTCAACTTTATAAAAATATTTCCCTCATTATCAGAATCAATGTAATCACCATCAATAATCGCAGTATGGTTTGCAAGCCCAAGTCCATACTTAAAACCAAGTCCGCTACGTGGATGAATCAGTAAAGCCCATCCATTATACATCTCACAACGAATACCAGTTGGAATCTTGATGGAGTCATTAGGTTCAAGAACAAAACTCATAGGGGAGAAGAAATCATAAGCCGCTGACTGAGCTGTGGCACGCTTTGGTAGCTTGATACCATTGTAGATATTGCGAAGATGCTTCTCAAGTTTATCGTTATCAGTCTCGTCCTTTAAGGCATCAAAAGTGTCAAGCCAATCATCATGGAATTGACCGTAAGACACGCGAGAAAATTGAGCCATTTTTTTCATAACTTACTCCTTTATTAAATGTATTCCCAATGATATCCTTTGGCAGTTTTTGACCTGCCGTTTATTGCATTGGTTATTGCAGATGATACAATGTTCATATCTTTTGCAGCACTTATAATAGAATCATAGACTGCATTTGTTTCAATACATCTAACTCTCCTTTTTGCTTTGTTTTTAAAAGGCTTATATTTACTTTTTTCTTTTTCATCTACAAACTCCCAATGAAGATTATGCGTTGATTCACGTTCTCCACGGCAAACTCTTAAGATTGTACTGTTATGAATTCCAGTTCTTCTCTGTGCTTCGCTTGCTGAATAATAGGATATACCTGTTTCAATACATTTTACTGTCTTGCTAGTTTTTTCGTTTGTTTCTTGCGACCTATGTTTACCATACATAGGATGATTTTTACCACTGTTTGCAATGCTTAATTTTTTCTTTGTTTCTTCTGATGTGCGTCTACCTCTTAACGCATCTCCAATTTTTTTCCTCTGTTCCTCGCTTAGATGCTTGCCATAATTCCAGTGCTTTTCTCCGATTTGCGCTTCTCCGATTTTCTTTTTTGTGTCTTCTGACACATGTTTTCCTTTATTCCCGTTGCTAATTTTTATCTTGGTTTCTTCTGAAACTTTTCCAGATGAGTTGCCGCCATTTTCTATGTTATACCCAAATCCTTTTTTGTTTGACTTATATTGTGCAATAAGCTCTATTTCTTTCTTCTCTGCTTCTTCTTGTGTTAAGTTCTCAAATAAGATTTCATGTTGTATATTTTCCCATCCGTATTTAAGAATTGCATATGCTAATGGCGGCTGGTTATATTTACCATTAGTTTTTTGAAGATATTTACCACCATTGTGTCCCCATCTTTTAGACGGTATTAAACTTGTTATTCCAATATATACTTTACCATTTGGGAAAGTATGTTTATATACCGTATAGCCCATTGCACCCCCAATCTTTCTTTGTTGTTACATATAATGTTAATTATTATACAGTACAATCTTGTCTGTTGCTAGAGTTTTTTGAACATTTATCACACGCTGATTTGAACTACCACACCACTTTAAAGAGATGTCGTTAAGCTCATCAACGTATCTGCCGTCAACAACAACATCACACATAGAAACAATGTTTTTTTGAGCTGTTTTAACTTTAACAGTCTTGAAGAAATCCAATGGGCTTAAATCTTTTAGCATTATTGGCTTAAAGATTTGATCCCATGTAAACCCTGTATAAAGCCAAATTTGCTTGTCTGGAAACTTTGCTTTAATGTCTTTAATGAGGGAAAGAACATCGTACACATTCTCAGGCTCAAGCGGCTCTCCGCCAAGTATAGTCACTCTAACGACAAACGGCTGTTCAACAAGTTTAAGAAACTCTTCTTTGGTCTGTTTAGTCCACTCTTTGCCACCAGTAAATTCCCATGTCTCACTGTTAAAACAGTTCTTGCAATGGGCGCGGCACCCTTGTACAAAAAGAGAAACGCCGATGCCGCTGCCATTCGAAATATCCATCTTGCGAATTAATGCATATCTAATCTTAATCACCATCTTCCACTGGCATATCGTCTACATGTAGGACACGCTCTTTGATTTCCTGAGTTCTGCCAGCGTTCCAAAAGTTGCTCCCCAGGTATCCGCATGTTCTGCGTGTGACGCTCATTTTATCATGGTCACGATTACCGCAGTTTGGGCATTCCCAAACAAGTTCGCCAGTATCCTTATCCTCTACAATAAGAATCTCCTTGTCCCAACCGCACACCATGCAATAATCGCTCTTCGTATTCAGCTCAGCATACATAATATTATCGTAGATGAACTGAATAATCTGAATCACTGCATCGATATTGTTGGTTAGATTTGGCACCTCAACGTAGCTAATGGCACCACCCTGAGAAAACTTCTGGAACTTAGACTCAATAGCGAGCTTGCTAAACGCATCAATGTGTTCAGTGACATTAACATGATAAGAGTTAGTAATATAATCCTTATCTGTAATACCCTCAATTACACCAAAGCGCTTCTTCAGGCATTTTGCAAACTTGTATGTAGTGGATTCAATTGGACTACCATACGGGCTGTAATCAATGTTTTCTGCTTCCTTCCACTGATTGCATTTGTCGGTAAGTGCCTGCATTACCTCAAGACCGAACTTCTCACCAATGTCACCATCTGTATGGCTATGACCAGTCATATATTTTACGCACTCATAAAGACCAGCATATCCAAGTGAGATTGTGGAGTATCCATTATAAAGGAGCTTGTCAATCTTCTCACCTTTATCCAATCGAGCAAAAGCGCCATGCTGCCAAAGGATAGGTGCTACATCAGATGGAGTACCCATGAGCCTATTATGACGCGCCTGTAGTGCCTTGTGGCAAAGCTCGGTGCGCTCATCAAAAAGTTCCCAGAACTTATCGAAGTCGCCACCAGAAGATAGCGCAACATCAGGAAGATTAATTGTTACAACGCCTTGATTGAAGCGACCATAATACTTAGGCTTGCCATCATAGTTCTTAGCATTTGCGATGTTATCATATCCATTACCACTACGGTCTGGAGTAAGGAACGAACGGCATCCCATGCACGGATAGCAGTCTCCGTTGCCAACCTCTTCGCCCTTAGACAGCTTATATTCCTTCATCTTCTTCTCAGAGATATAATCAGGAACCATACGCTTTGCCGTACACTTAGCTGCAAGCTTAGTGAGATAGAAATACTTATCGCCCTCATGTACGTTATCATCCTCAAGGACATAAAGCAGCTTCGGGAATGCAGGTGTTACCCATACGCCCTTCTCATTCTTAACGCCCTGAATACGCTGATTAAGAACCTCTTCGATGATTAGAGCAAGGTCATTCTTAGTCTGCTCATCCTTTGCTTCATTAAGATACATATTCACGGAAAGGAATGGAGCCTGCCCATTGGTTGTCATAAGTGTTACAACTTGATACTGAATAGTCTGAACGCCGCGTCTAATTTCGTCCTTCACCATAGACTCGACAACATCATTGTAATCAGCAATTTCATCATCTGTCTTAGGCTCATGTCCTACAAACTCGACATATGTATCCATTGCCTGCTTCTTAATCTTCTGTCGGCTAACGTCAACAAAAGGAGCTAGATGTGTAAGGCTAATGGTCTGCCCACCATACTGGCTTGATGCAACCTGAGCGATAATCTGAGTTGCAATATTGCAAGCGGTAGCAAAGCTATGCGGTTTCTCAATCATGACATTAGAGATAACGGTGCCATTCTGAAGCATGTCCTCTAGGTTAATTAGGCAGCAATTATTAAGTGCATTCTGTCCAAAATAATCCATGTCATGAAAGTGAATGATTCCAGCTTCATGAGCTTCAACAACATCCTCTGGCAGCAAGAAGCGCTTGGAAATATCCTCGCTTACAACACCTGCCATATAGTCACGCTGAGTGGTTACGAGACTTGCGTTCTTATTTGAATTCTCGTTATTCCAATAGTCGCTTTCTCCGCTTAGCAACTCCATGATTGTCTCATCTGTTGTATTGACCTCGCGGATAATCTTACGCTTATAACGATACTCAACGTAGTGAGAAGCAACGTCCTTACGTGAAGTCGCCATAAGCTTGTTTACAACCATGTCTTGAATATCCTCAACGGACATTTTCTCTTTCTTGATATTTTCGATTTCATTTGCAATCTTACTTGCAATCTTATTTGCGTCCTCGGTAACATCGCCATCGACTTCAATAAATGCTTTCTTGATAGCGTTTGAAATCTTGTTCTTGTCAAAAGCGTCTTCTCGTCCATTTCGCTTAATAACAAACATCATACGCATTACCTCCTAATTAGAGCATATAACCTTATCCGATACAACTAAATATTATACAACATTTATCAGCTAATATACATAAGAATATAAATTAATAGTGAAAAATATTTCTGTTGTATACCTTAATAGTTTTAATAGGGCTGTCCCAGTCTTTTAAACAGTAAGACATGTCACCGTAGAACTTAACATCTTTATTAAGCGCATCTGAATCAACGATAAATTCGCTCATACATCCATTATGTTTTGTAATTATATTGTCTGAATCGGTATCTGCATCAGCCTTTTGGTCGCCTAAGATGCACGGGATAACAGTACCATTTTCAAGTATGATATCAAAATATTGACCAATATCAGGCGTAAAATATGTACCGATAGCCACGATGTATCTACCGTCTGCCATCCTAATACCGTGTTCGCCAGTGTATGCATAGTGCTGTTGCAACTTATATTGCTGAGACTCTGTGTTAGTTATCGTCCTATAATCCATGAAAGATTTAAAGCCGCTGTTATTAGGAGCGTCATAACTCTCATAGCTAACATACTTTGAAGTTAGGTCAACATTCTCATCAGCAGGCTCTTCTGTCTTCTCTTTGTCTTTGACGATTGCAACATATACATCATCTTCATATTTGCCATCATTATTGCTGTGAACTGGCTTAAACACAAAATATAAAATACTAAACAGAAGGATTACAAATATACCCAACATGCCAATAGATACCAAAGCATCTTTATTCTTCAATTAAATCACCTCTTTACATATGGCATTAGGAATTTGCAGTATATATAATACCACAAACTCCTATTAACATTGTGTAGGTTTTATGTCAATATATCATTGCATATATTACATTGACTTCATCAATTCTTGCATGAACGTCTGCCTTGATAGATTGGCTTTCTTTCTAACCGATATATTAACTGCATCGATAGAGCCTAGATGGTAACAACGACTCTTTGTACGACTTATCCCAGTGTACAACAGGTTACTGTTAAGCATAAAGACATCACTCTTTGTCGTGCAGAGAATGACATTCTTAATGCTACTGCCTTGTGATTTATGGATAGTCATAGCATATGAAAGTCCCACCATAGTCATATCATACTTAGAATACTTAACAATGATACCATCAAAATCAAGTACAGCATATGTAGCGCATACATATACAATACGTGCTGTCTCACCGTTTGCAACGAATGCAGTTCCCTCTTTTTCATTTATGGTTCCATGTTCATCACATATTAAGGCGCTATAGTTGTTTTGCTTTTGAACCACTATGTCATCATCATAGTATTGTACATCTCCAACTTTCATATATCTTTTAGCGCCATAGTTTTTATTAACAGCCTTTTGAATCATGTTGTTAAGTTTTGCTGTGCCGTATTCTCCTATGTTCTTAGCAGTAAGAACCTGAATATCTTCCATGTGTTCGCCATTTTTCAATAGCTTTTTGTATAGCGCAACTGCATTTTTAGGAACATCCTCTTTTGCAAGGTCGATGAACACATAGTCTTTATTTTTACCGAACCAAGTGGCTTTGTTTTTCATACTTGCATCAAGATATGTCTTGCAGAATCGCGTGTCTGTTGCAACAGTGGATACGCCGCCTTCACCATAACGAAACACTTTAGTCAATGTCGTTGTTGGAATAGCATCGCTCTGCATAAAATCATGGAATAAATTACCACACCCAACAGATGGTAGCTGTGCATTGTCTCCGATTAGCATCAACTTTGTGCTATTAAAGTCGATAGCGTCAATAAGATGCGCAAACAAACTAACATCAATCATCGAACACTCATCGACTATGACAACATCGCAACAAAGCTTGCAATCTTGATTATAAGTCCAACCAACTCGTGGATTATACCCAAGACCCCTATGAATAGTAGAAGCCCTTCTTCCTGTGAATCCAGATAAGACCTTAGCAGCCTTACCAGTTGGCGAAAATAGCTCATACCTTTCTCCATTGTCTTCAAGCATATTGATAACAGCTTGCGTTGAAAAGCTCTTACCAGTACCTCCAGCACCATTGAGAATACTGATGTTGTATTTGCATAGGTATTTAACAGCATTCATCTGCTCATCTGATAGCTCGAACTCACCATCTTTACTGTACTTCTCTACATCAAAATCCCAAACGTTATTTGGATTATATATATTGTTCATAATCATATATGCAATATATTTTTCTTTCTTAAACGTACTTGAGAGAGCGATAGACATAGTGTACTTGTCATAGTAGATAGCATCATCCTGAATTGCGTTAACGAAATGGTCTGCACAAGATGGAACCATGTCATAGCATTGCTGGCGCAAGTCCGCAAGATTCATCTTCGTGTTGCCTTCGTTCTCGTTCTCTTTAAGCAGGTAGATAATGCAGGCAAGGCACCTATCTTTACTGGTCTTTACGTCATATCCAAAATCAATAACACCCTCTTTTTGTAAGTTAAGGATGATTGAGTCTGCAATCTTATAGCCAACGCCACTGACGCAAGTAAGCGTGGTATATGGTGCATCCTTAAGACGCTCAATAAGTACGTCAACATCATTGTATTTATCATAGATACGCTTAATCATGCTAAGAGAAATAGCACCTTTGAATTCTGACACAAGGTCAACAAGCTTAAAGTTCTCGATAATCTTTTCTTTGATTCTCTCGAATGTCTTTTCGCCAATACCATGAAGTTTATTGACATCTACGATATCGTCTTTGCCTTCCATGACAATATCAATGATGTCAGGATAGTTTTCATAAAGAACCTCTGCCTGATTTGCGGTAAGAATCTCCTGTAGAAAAGCCTTAACGTCTGATGTTTTTGTTGGCAAATCCCTACGCACATTTACGCCACGATAGCTAACGCCATATTTTGTTTGCTCTTCTGTGGCGACAATATCATATTCAATACCGATAACAAGGTCTGACAAATCACCGATAAGTGAAACGTTGTCAAACTTATTGTGCTTAATGGTCGGATATGAAACATCGTCTACATCAAGAGCATAGGTTTTGAAATTAGGAGAAGAGTAGACACATTTAACAACAGTGCCTTTGAACTCTACCTGATTGTTGTCCATTGTGTCTACCCTTTCATACACTCATAGTTTTCAAGTACAATCTCGCGCTCATCTGACTTTTGCCATTCACCATTAATCTTCTTGCTCTTGAAGTCGTATGTAAATCCTTCAATCTTCAAGATAGAATACATACCAAATGGAGTCTCTTTGAACACCTTTGACTGCTTAATTCTACATCCTATCTCTTCACCGTCACAAATTCTACGCAAAACAAGATTTGGAGTACAGGGATTTTTGTATGTCACAAAGCCAGTAACAATATAATAATCGTCCGCCATATTGTGATTAACATAATTTACATATCCAAGATAATCCATCTCTGCTCTTACTTGTGAAACAATGTCGAGCGATTTGTTCTCAAGTCTATTACAAAGCTCATTGATTAAGCCTTGGTTGTCTATTTGTCTCCACTGTGATTTCGTCTCCTTACCAGCATACTTCTGCATCAGGTAGTCAGATAAACCAAGCTCCTCCATCTTCTTCTTGGCAATAACCTTTGAGTTAGCAAACTTATCATAGATATCAACAACGTCTAACAGATACTTATTCTTACCAAAGTCTGAAAAGAAATTAAGGCTGATAAGAATGGTTAGCTGCCTAGAGTTAATAGAAGTCTTATCTTTAATGTCTTTAAGCAGCTCTGCAAATGAATCATACTTGTTCTTAGATAGTTCAAGTAGTTCGTCTGCGATTTGACGATTACAATGCTTTACACTTGCAACGCCTTTATATACACAATTATCCTTTTTGTCCATTGTATAATCAGCAGTTGACTTACCAAACTTAATCGGCTTAAGTTCAATGCCATTTCTTTTTGCATATGCAATGATTTCCAAACACTTAGCATCATCCTCTGCATAAATGTTTAAAGCTGTTGTAACTGTCTCAAGCTTGTAATAACAACGTAGATAACCAACAACATATCCAAGGAAACTATATGGTACAGCGTGATTATGTGAAAACAGATATGCACTAGCATCAATAATTACCTTGATGAAGTTTTCAATAAGCTTATCTGCTTTCTCCTTTTCTACTCCATACTTTTCTTTCATTGTATTGATAAATCCTTCCTTAATCTTAGGAATAAATTTATCGGTGCCAGTTTTCTTAGCAAAGCCACGGCGAACAATGTCGGCTTCTCCCATTGTATAACCACAGAAAGAGTGCAGGAACTCGATAATCTGCTCCTGATATACCAAGTATCCTAGTGTTGGAGCCAAGAATTTATTCAGCGCTTCATGTCCATTGTCACGATATTCGCCAACAGAAAGCTCCTCTCGATAACTTGCACCAGCAGGTCTGATTGCTCCGTTTGCCATTGACATTAGTTCGATATATGAGAAGTCTGGGTTCTTTTCTCTAATCTTTGCAATCGTCTCATCGCTAAACAGTTGTTTAATATAGTCACCTGCATATGAAGATTCAAACTGAAAAATCATAGTACAGTCATCCCTAATCTCATTCCATACTTTCACATCATCAAATGAAATATTATCAGGAGTAATTCTAGGAATACCAGCTAAATCACACGTTTCATTGATAAGACCAACGCAATCAAGACCAAGAACGTCAAGTTTAACAAACTGTAAACCATCAAGTTCCTTCATGTTGATTTGAGAAATCATGTTGTCGTTTGATTTAGTGCTACAAAGACCAAACCACTCGTCAACGGGATAAGGAGAAACAACCAGACCAGATGGATGATTGCCAATTGATACGATTGTACCTTTTACAATATCAACATATTTAAATAGCTCTGGATATTTATCTGTATAGTATGTATCAATGCAATCCTTCTTTTTGTCATCTTGATAAACTGCATCACTAATAGTCTGGGTATCATCAACGTTCATGCCAAGCGCCCTGCCAACGTCTTTGATAGCGCCCTTCATAGCGATAGTGTTGAATGTAACAATATCGCAGCAATACAAACCTTTCTTGTTGAACATATAGTCTCTTACTTTATATCTGTCTTTCTTAGACCAGTCAGTATCGATATCAGCAAGCGACACACGCTCTTTATTCATAAAGCGTTCAAAGTTAAGATTGTATTTAATTGAATCTACCTCTGTAATACCAAGAAGATACGCAATCACGCTACCACTTACAGAACCACGAGAATATCCATATGACACTCCTTGTTTTTTAAGAGCAGCTTTATAGTCTTCGTCAAGTAGCAGAAAGTCAACAGCTCCATTATGCTTATATGTATCTAGCTCATATTGAATCCTCTTCTTATACTCATCAAAGTTTGGATATTTATCAATACCCCTCTTCTTAATCCCATCAACAATTTTCTTTTTTAATGTGTCTTCAGAGTCAGCATACAACTTGGGATACTTCTTTGAATGGTCAAGCTCGAACTCTTCAATAGAATCAGCCATGACATTCGTATTATCAATTGCCTGCATATATACGCTCTCTGGTAGCGAGTTTTGAATCTTATATGCAGTAACAAGCTCACCATAAGTTTTGAATGTCAAATCCCAATCATCTTCATCAGAAAAGAACACATTCTTGGCCTTTTGAAGAATCTTTCGCCCATCAACATGCTCGTCATTAAGGCAATGTGTATCTGTGCCAGCAATCAGAGGAATACCAGTCCTCATACTAATAGTATATAACATCTTATTATATGTAATTTGGTCTGCGCAATTATGATGTTGAATTTCAAGATAGCATCTATCCTTATTAGTAATAAGGAATTTCATAAATCTCTTCTTTGTATCATTGCCACCCTTGTTTAACACACCACCAAGACAAGCAGTTGTAATAATGATATTGCTAGATGTTGCAAACAGCTCTTCAAAAGTAATGCGCGGCATATAGTAGAAGTGATAATCGTCTCGATGAAATGACTTAGACACCATCTTATTAAGCTCTTTAACACCGTCATAATTTTTAGCAATCAAGACACAGTGATAGTTATCCCTATGCTTGTCTTCTGTATCATTGTCTTCTGTTAGGTATGCTTCTACAGCATGAATGTATTTCATACCAGCAGCTTCAATCGCTTGCTTTTTATGAACCCATTCAAAGATGCAACCATGCTCACTAAATGCCATAGCCTTCATACCAAGAGAAGCTGCATAATTTACATATTCTGTATATTTTGTAACTGAATCCACATTAGTAACACCGTTACTAAGGTCGCTATGTAAATGAAACACACAATAGTTACCCTGCATATATGCACCCTCTCAATAAAAAAAATAGGGGAAACAAACGTCTCCCCTAAGTATAACATATATTCACTTTAATGTGACTGTGTTTTTATCGGTTTGAGATAAAAAATGCAATTGCAAAACCGACAAGCATTATCAGTATACCAACAAACCCAGACAGTAAAATCTTGATAATCGTTATGCCAACAATTGTTGCAGTCAAAGTACCAGCATCAAAACATTGGCAAGCATAAATAATAGGTTTAACTAGCATTACCCAAATGCTCACATAGAATCCGATGATAATGCTAATCGCATATACGATAGCGCCGAGCCAATCACGAATCTTATTAAACATATCCATACTATTACTATTCATCGTCATCAACGGTACAGCGCGGAACGAAAACTACATCGTCCATTACGCCATTCTCGTCATGTAGCACAACGCAATCAAGCTCATCGTTGATTGCAAGATACTCCATATCAACATCTACTTCTACCATATCGACCACCTTAAAATAGATATTTTATTTCTTCATAAAACTAAGTATCCATGCAATAATGTCAACAGTCCAACCATTACCTATTGCCTTGACCCTATTGCTCCTAACAAAACCATCTGTATACCCATCAGGGAGTGTTTGAAGGCGCTCTAACTCAGTGCAAGTCAAACGCCTAATCGTATTGTCATAATACACCGATGCATTGCAGCCACAATCAAGAGTAGATGACTTCTGCTTAATCACACGACCACGCCTAGTTTTGCTAGTCGGGAATGATAGATTAACGCCATCGCCATTATGAGCTACGATATAACCACTCTTAGTTGCTTGATTGATACGCAACTCGCCATTAACTCGATTAACAATAGCCACAGCATTCTCTGGAAAGTATGAATCGAACATGATTCCCTTATGCTCAACCAACTCAACATCTGGATTGTCTTCAAGAATATCAAGTAGCTTAATACCCTTGTCCTTTGGCTTTTCAACGTTGGGTATATTAGTCCAATATGTACGCCAACGATTCTGTGCGCTCATAAGTTTACTGTTAATCTCAATAGGCTTAACGCCAAGATTATCAGTGATAATATCTTTCCACACATCTTTCATCTTGACGTTCTCAAATAGAAACAAGACATCTTGATTCTTTGTCTTGATGTCATTTAGAATGTCAACGAAATCAAAGAACACCCTACTTTGAGGGTCTTTAAAGTTACGCATCAATCCACCTCTGGTAAAGCCTTTGCATGGACTACCAGATAGAACTAGGTCAATGTGTGGTAAATCCCAGTTGCGCCACTTAGTAATATCACCAAGATAAATAATGCCATCATGGTTCTTTTTTGAAATGGCAATGGCATTCTCGTCAATCTCGCTTGAAAAATACTTATTCACTTTGATACCAGCGCGGTCAAGAGCTACCTTTCCACATGAGATACCATCACATAGACTTAAAACGTTAATGCCATTGCTCACTATATCCTCCTAAGGATTATGCTAATTCATCCAGCCAAGACAAATCTACTTCATCATTACTATTATTACATATATCCTGACTAGTTACAACATCATTTTCAGAATCATTAAGAAGTCCATTAAACATATCAGAGCCATTCTTCTGCGCTTCTAGCTTATCTAGATACTCTTTGTAAGGCTTGTGCAGATTTGCGCTGTATCCCATCAATGTCGAGAAATAATACGACTGTGCTTTAACATCTTCCTCTGAATCCCAAAATGCGGCATCGCTCTTAGTCTCTTCGTAATCCTTCTCGCGCATGTTGATATCTTGAATGGTGGATACAATAGTATTAGTCCACTTATCAATTAGCTCCTGTGTAAACGGAATAAATACATGGCAATCTGTGACTACATATTTATCGCGCACATCATCTGGCAACACATCAAGACTGTTGGTGTCAATGAGAAGCTTTAGATAATCTTCAATTTCATTCTCTGAATATCCACCAGCTTTAAGCCACATCTTAACATTCGTCTTTATACTATCGCCAAGTTTATAGCGCTCAACCTGTCGCTCTTTTACTGCGCCATTCTTCTGATGGTACTGTACGTTGCAATACTTTAAGAAGTTAAAACAAATCTTCACTTTATCTAAAGGAATACCAGCCTGTACCAACCCGAGTCCATATATAGTTAGCTGACCAGAATGCTCTTCAAGTGTCTTACCCTTGTACATAGAGCTTGTCTTAAAGTCAATGATGTTATAACAACCATCATCGTCCTTGAACAATGCATCGATATATCCGACAAATACATTATCGCCAACCTGTGCAATTACAGGCTTCTCGATAAGCAGCTTGTGCTTATACTTGATATGATTCTTGAAGAAGATTTGTAAGTCTTCTTTATATTTAGCCTTGATACTTGCATCATGCTCTTCATCGTTACGGTCAAGCTTAAGGTCTGCAATGTCAATGGCGGTAAGCCAGCCATCATCAAACTGATTAATCATATCTTCATATGAAATCTTATCCTCATAGAATGCGTCTAGAGTGTCATGCGCGATAGACCCGAGTGGCGCATATCCACAATCTGTTCTGTCTTCTGGAATATGTTTAACATATTTAAGATAATACTCATAGTGTGAAGTCATAAAAGTATTTACACGGCTCCACGAATAAATACATGAAACGCCATACTTCTCTTTGATTTTATCAAGCTCTTCTTCTGATAAGCGTGCCATTAATACAACTCCTTTGTAATGTATTCAAACGGATAGTTATTCTCTAGGCAAAACTTCTTAGCCTGTTTACGTTTATAAAAATAATATTTCTTTTCTGGAACATAGACTTGTGTTTCTTTTGGCTCAATGCCTAAGCACATGCCATACTTTTTGTAGCAAAAGAAATCTCTTTCTTTGTATGTTCTGGAATCGTCACGACATAAAATGTATCTAGTTCCATACCGTCTCCCTATAAAGAAATAGCTGCTTAATACGCAGCTATTATTATAACACTATATTATATTTATTAATAGATGACTTTAACATTTTTAGGAACGGCAATTATTGAAACGTCTTTCGGCAACACCACTACTCCATTCGCCTTCATTTCACATAGCAACTTTTGCATAGCAGTTATATTTGTTATCGTCATATTCTTTTCGCATTGCACGATAAGAAGGTCTTCAGACTTCACTCGCTCCATAACGCTCCTTAAACTTTTATACTTCCAATATTTTTGTTACTTCCAATTGCTATTTGGAATTAACATTTTTATTGGAAGTTATAGCATTTTCAATACGTTCATTTGCAATCTTTATGTACTCTTCGTCAATTTCTGTTCCAATAAAATTTCTATTATTTAAAACAGCCATCTTTCCAGTAGTACCACTTCCCATAAACGGGTCAAATACTACATCTCCTTCATTTGACCAAGATAGAATATGGTCTTCCGCAAGTTTCTCTGGGAATACAGCTGGATGCGCAAAGGCAATCTTATCAGACGTACTATTATACAATCCAACTGAATATTCCCATATGTTATCCCTTGGCTTTAGGTTTGATGTTGCCTTATACTCATGTACTATTTGCTCGCCATCAGCTCTCTTGTTATACTGTTTACTCTTGCGGCTTTCCATGTACTTTTTATCAACCATTAACGGATTGAACGTACTAGGCTTTCCTTTTGAAAGCACGAACATATATTCAAAACAGTTTTGATATCTTGTTCCCCTCATTGGTGTAGGATTCTTCTTTCTATAAATCATTGTATCATGAAGATTAAAACCTACCTCAACGAAATAAAGCGCTTGTCTAAATGATGTTCCAGTTTCGCTTCCTTTTATGGTAGCGTCTCCTACAACCCAAACAACAACGCCGCCATTTTTTGTAATACGATATAGCTCTTCTGCAATACTTTTAAATTTGTCGAAGCTCCATTGGTTAATATTGCCATTATAAGTTCTAAGATTATCATAAGGAGGAGAGGTGACAGTTAAATCAATAACATTATCTGGCATCTTATTCATCAGGTCAAGACAGTCACCTTGCATAAGTTTATACATTTATACGCCAATCATATTACTTATTTTAAAATCACGATTTTAAAGCTTTTTTCGTCAATAAAACCGCAGGTCAGAGCGTTGTTTTATCGAATTTTCTTGTCAATATCGTGCCATGCAGCGATATATCGGCAATCTCGCTCATTATACTGGATAGACTCACTAAACTTATAAAGATATGCGTTAATCGGACTTCCCATAGATACATATGCAGCTTCATTCCATACTACACGGTTAACGAACTCAAGTGCATCCTCTGCGTTCGTGAAATAATATACTCGCTGCTCCTGCTCATACCAAGGCTTGTCCTCGTCCTCGACTGTCCACCAATCAAATTCAAGTTTATATATAGCCATATCAATTCCTTTCTACGAATTCTCTAACATCTTCAATGCATTTGGCATCTCGGCAATAGTATCTTCAATGACATTATCAATATCATTTCCAAGTAAGTCATTAAGCTTATTGTCAACCACGCCTTTAAGACCAAGCTTAAACTTCTTCATCTGATAATTCTCAATTGCAGCTACGATTTTACTATACATAGTCCACTCTGGCTCATCGCAGCCTTCCATGTTGTCAAGCGCCCAAGTGTAAACATCTTCAATGTCGTTTTCATAACCAAGCTCCATTATAGTCTACACCTCTTTCTTTAACCACTTGCGAAAATCCTTTGAACAATCATCGCATAGGTCAAGCCTATTATCAATGCCTTCCCATAGACAAAGCCTGTCAAACAATATAGTCGTAAGATGATAGAGCCTTTTACCTACGTTGTACGGTACTTCTTTACCACACCTGTCGCATACTATAATGCTTTTATTACTCATCGTAACCATCTTCCTTGTACCATTTATCCAAAATATCATCATGCTCTTCAGACATAAACGAATAAAATGTACTTGAATCAAGTCCATCTAGGTCGTTATCAAAACCTATACTCCATAGCTCATCGACATATGGCTTGCACCTATCGCACTGATGAAAAGTGTACATCTTATTATAACACACTAAGTTTTGAGCTTCGTACTCTTCACCAACATCAATCTTCTTGCCGCACATGTCACACTTATGTGGTTTACGAGCCTTCACACGGTTAATACTTACGATATCCATTATCACATTTCTCTATTTATTGATATGTTCCATTCGGCGCTCTATGATATCATCCATTTCTTTGTGCATTCTTTTAAACATACGAAATTGATTATCTCTGAATCCGCCATACGTTGAAGCATCGCACATACCAATGAACTCATCTACAATGCCCATCATATAGTATGTAATCTTCATAAACTCTTGGATGTCATCTGTTGTCGTATCAAAGTTAGTGTGCCATGAATTTAAATCTGAGTGATTATCATCCATATATAATACCTCTAATACAGCTCAAAAGAATCGCACGCATCGTCTTCGCCATCGCAGTAGTCACAACATTCAACGCAATAACCCATTGTTGTATTGCAAATATCTTTCGGAATAGGCGCAAACAAGGAACATTGCAAACACTTCTTATCAATCCAAGGAGCTGGTTCATTCCACGGAGCACGCGGGTCTTGCTCCCAAGTATAATCTGGATAGTTACTCATACTTATAGTCCATTTCATTCCAATGATAGTAGTCGGCAAGGAAGTTATACAAATCATCAACAGTCTTGATAACATAATGCTTAACATCATTGCCATACTCGCCGACACTTACAGTGTTGTTTACTTCACCATACCGAGTCGTGTTGATATACCATGCAGTCCACTCATATTTATCACCAACGTAGTCTACAAGTGTTTGAATTAGCGAATTTTTAACATAACACTTATGACCATACTGATGATAGAAGTTTTCAACTTCTTTAATTGAATTCACTGCGGAAACAAAATCTTTTTTCGTAATCATTTCTGCTCCTTGTTATCTGGATATAGCTTAAAGAATTCTGTATGACTACCTACATCGTATACTGTCGCACCATCACCATTTTGCCAAACACGAGTGTAGTAAATGTGAAAGCTTCTCTCATAACAGAATTTTTTAATTTCAGAATACGCTTCATCGGCTGTCTCAACATCTGCAATTGTTCGCTCATGTCCTTGACTGTTCTGAAATACGAGCTTCATTTCCTACCTCATTTCTTTTTAAGACCACTTAAATACTTTTGATGCTCAGATTCATCATACCTAATACGATGCTTCATAAGAAAATTATACACCTTATTCTCTGCATCAGCAGGAGCATCTTTCTCGCCGAGCAAATCCCATCTATCCTTCACATATGATACTTTTCTCGCACGAAAGAACTGCTCGCATATATGACGCACCTCTTCTATCGGAACATCGTTGTCAAGAGCAACAACAACCTCTTTTACATCTAGTCCGAGGATTATCTTTCTTTGTTCTTCGCTTAACTTCTTACCTTGAAGCGCAACGCAAGTCCCATCATTACGAGAATACCTTTTAAGAACAGACTTTTCAGACTCACAGATGACTATAGTTTTCTTGCCCTCAATCTCTTTTCTATTTTCCCAAAGACCATAGAGATTAAGATTTTTCTTATATGATGGTGTTAGAAAATATTTACGAATTCCAAGCTCTTCATAATTATCGACAGTTGTTCTTTGATTGAATCCTACTAGCCTACCATCTTCCCAAAATCTAATAGGAACAACTACGCGATGGTATTTATATGAGTAAGCCAGCTCAAATTTTTTAGCGGCCCAAGGCATAATACCCTCTCGTAGCCAGTCAATATAAAGCAAAGGAACGTAATCATTGATAGCTTCTTCTCTAATTGCCTGTATGTTTGCTACGTTTATACACCTGCACGTACTCATTGCATTCTTAAACACAGCAAGCGGGTCTTCTTTTACATCTTCATTTTCCTTTTTTTCATATTGCGTAAACTTAAGACCTAGAATCTTGTGAAGATATTTAACAGCACTTACAAATGAACACTTCTTGTTATACTTAGTAAGCGAGATAATATCTGCCATATCACCAAATTCACTCTCACGAGTCCAATTGTGAATAAGGAGATATTTATTATTATATACATTAACAGCGCCAGTATTATCACCATTGTAATTAGCTGCACTGTAAAAGTTATTAGAGGAGTGATATTTAATTGACTTACAACCAATCTTATCTAGAACAAATTCAACTTTATTATTATTGAAGATGTATTCTTTAAGAGAAGCTGCATCCATCTAAATATCACTCCTTTCTCGTTCAGTCACTTATTAAAGTATAGCACAATCATGTTTAACATTAACAGTGAATTTAAAAATCTTGAGGTATGTTACAGTATCCAATGTCCTTATATGTATTTGTACTAAGGTCACAACTTGATACAACTTGGTGTCCACCGCTGATACCAAACCTATTCTTACAAACAAAAGTAATCAATGGATTATCATCCTTCTTTAGCTTAATGGCAACTTTTGATTTACCATCCTTGCCATCTGGACGATAGCCAATTATCTCTTTTGCCCCACCTTCATACTCGTCCTCATATGGTTTGCGCATCATAAGGTTTACACTCATAACATCTACGATAGATTTAGCCTGACCAATCTCGTTGTTGGTAAGATAACGCATCTTCAAGCTGCCCTTTCCAAGCTGATACGTAACAAACAACCCAACATTCTTAGCAGACGGCTTTACAACATCATAAAGAGCAACCATATCTCGCATCATAGACTTATATATTTCATCTGTCTTAGCATCAAAGCTCTCTTTAAGCGTATCGAGAATGAATATGCGCACGCCAAATGCACTTGAATACTTCTTAATAATCTTGATAACAGTGTTGACAGAATATCTCTCAAGCGGAATGACAGTCAAAATATGTTCGTCTTTCTGTTGGTCAATCCAATCCGCACATTTCTTCAGCAACTCAATTGTCTCGCTGTCAAATCCACCGTCACGGATTGTACGCTTATGAAGCTCTTCATTGAAGATGTTGTTGGCAACCCAGATTAAAAGCTCCTTACGAATACGGCGCTCGTCTTCCTCGTTGATGCACATGACAACCTTTTCTCCATACTTCATAGCAGAAGGGATAATCCAGTTGAATGCCATGTTTGACTTACCTACGCCACTACTAGCCCCGAGTCCATATATATTACCATTAAGGTTGAATCCACCGACCTCTGCATTAAGCAGGTCTGCATTATAGAACGGCATACCAGCTTCACTGCACTCATTAAGCTCTTGGATAAACTCATACATGCCATCAAACACATTGACACTTTTAATGCCAGTGGATGAATTCGCAAAGATATGGTTTAGATATGCTTCGTGCTCATTGTAAATCTCTTCCTCTGACATGTCAGTATAGTCAGAAAGCCTATCCTTTACAGGGAATCCCTTTTCACAAAGCTCTCTTACAGCGTCCCACTTATGCAGCTCTGCTACATATCCATCAAAGTTCTCTTCCTTGACGTACCCCATAGCAGCAGTAATGGTGTCGTAGCCACCATACTCGACATACTTTTCGTTGAGCTTTGGATGCTTATTGAGATACATTCCTATTGTGATATCGTCAAGCGCATTCTTGTTCTCAACGATAATAATATCGTGTGCGATTTGCCAGAACACTTTCCATACATTGCTTGTAAATGACTTTAAATCAATGTCGGTATTATATAACTTCTCTGGGTCTTTATATAGAATGGCAACAACATTAGCTTCGCATTGAAGCTTATACTCAGATACCTTTTTAATAGTTTCTGCCTTTTGCTGCTCAAATGCGCTTAATTTCTTCTTATTTTTTTCTGCCATATATCAACCAACCCTCACCATAGGTCATCAAGATTTTTAGTTCTGTTCGTTTTCTTTGCCTTAAACATATTAACATAGTTAGCGGCATAACTAACATCAGATTCTTGAGCTTCTTCTTTTGCTTTCTCTGCATTCTTCATACGAATATATACCGTATTGATGTTGTTTTCTACAATTCGCATGATGTAATTGAACTTACCACATGTATCCTTAAATGCGATACGGCTAACAGCACGCTGAATATCTGGCATACAGTATTTAAACGTATTTAAAATAAGAAGATATGAATAGCAGGCATTAGCCTTTGTTTTTCGGTTAGCCACCGTCTTTCCCTCAGCCAATCCTTTTAGCCTTAACACAATATAAGGCTCTAGGTGTTGCTTACAGTCGTATCCCATAACCCTTGTGCGTACATACTCATAAAGAGCGTCCCACTCTTCATTTTCTTGTTTAGTCATCTTACGCACTTTTTCCTTTTTTTCCTTTTTCTTTTCTCGTTCAGCTCGCTTCTTCTCTTGCTCAAGCTTCTTCTTCTCACGCTCAATTCGCTTATGTTCACGTTCAATCTCGTGCTTTTGAATGGCTATGCATAAAGAGTTCTGCTGTGAATCATCCATTACATATTTATTGTTTTCATCTTTTACAATACCAAGCTCAGGGTGTTTGTTTATAAAATTAAGAACATACGCATAATTTTTATCAACCATTTCTGCTACAATGGTAATAGGTGATTTTTCTTTTTTCACTTTATACACCGTCCATATATATAAAAACTGCCCACGACTATTATGTCATGGGCAGAATATTAAGTCAATTAATTATTTAGCAAATCCAAGTCGATATACTTGTCTTTCCAATAAACAAAATCTTTCCACTTGACATGCGGAATATTTTCGCTAGACCAATTTGCAAAGCTCTGCCACTCTTTGTTGTTCTCGTTGTAAGTTAGACCAATACAAAAGCCGAATATACCAACTCGAATATTTGGGAAAATCTTTGCAATCTCATCAGTTTCCTGAAAGTTGCTCAGCTTGCCACAAGTAGGACAATAGCTTACATAAGCGTCACACCACCTGCCAGACACCTTGTCATAAGACTGAATAATTAAATTCTTATATTCATGCTTATGATTAGACTTCTTTGGCTTCTTCTTCTTCGTCTTCTTCAGTGGCTCATTTGCAGCGTCATCTGAAATATACTCATACTTGTTTTTCAGGAATTCTTGCTTAAAGTCTGAAGACATATAAACTCCTTTCGCTGAAGGAATATTCTATGAAGATATACTAGGAAAGAACAATTCCGCTCTTAGCCTTGTTAATCTTACGGCGTAGCTTGCGCATGATGCCGACATTCTCTGAGTTCTTACCCTTGCGGTTAAGTAGCATCTGATAGCGCTGCTCCATGACCTCAATAGACTGTGCCATAATAAAACCTTTCTTTAGTTAGTACAACCATGCTGCATTTTTTATATTCTGTAGCACGGTTGTACATTATATCAGAATTACTCAGAAATTATAGCGAGAATCTTGTTTGCATCCTCAATATTATCAATTGACTTTGGGTTGTCATATCCAAGATTCTTGACTGCTGTAAGGACAGGCTTAATCTTTGCAATGTCAGACTTGTTCTCGGTAAAGAAATCAACAATCTGAGATACTACCTCGTCAACAGCTGCCTGAGACTTAGCCTGCTCTTCCTGCTCAGCAACGCGCTTCTCAAGTTCCTTTTCCTGCTTAGCCTGCTTCTTCTTGGCTGTATCAAATGACACACCAGACTTAGACTGCTCAGACTTGATTGCGTCTGTAAGCGCCTGAATAAATGCGTCCGCATTCATATCAATCTCTGGAATGATATTGGCGAAACGAGAACCAGAATCGACAGCGTAGTTGTCGTCACGGAACTTAATCTTGCGAGACTCAGATGCGACCTTGTTAACAGTCTCGTCCTTCTTAGTCACAGCGTTCTTGCGACCAGTCTTCTCCTTGATAACATTACGGTCAATGTATGCTAGACCAAGGAAGTGAAGATTCTTCTTAAGTGCATTGAAATAATTTTGTTGCTGGTCTGAAGTAAGAATCTGATAAGACTCACCAGACACTACGTCCGAGATTTCCTTTGACTTAACGTGACCGATAACAATGGAAGCAACTCCTACGTTGCGAAGTCGAGCCATCATATCGAACATAATCTCAATGGCTTTCTTCTCGCCACGACCATATCCAGACCACGCCTGATTAATGCTCTTTACACACTTCTCAGCATGTCCACTATTGCGACACTCCTTGTTCCACATGTCGATTGACTTCTGCTCTGCGATATCAATCAGGTGGTCATACGTATCGAAGATTACAGCCTTGAGATTAGGATACTCACTAGTCTTATTCTCGATAATATCCTCACAGACATCTGCTAGACCAGCGCTATTCGTAAGCTCATCATAATCCATATCCCACTCAGGACAGTTGATATAGTTAATTCCCTGAATGGCATCGGCTCCTCGTTCTGTTCCGCACTCTAGGAATAGATAGCCGTCATCGCCTGCAAGCTTTTCACAAACCTCTTTCATAAGAGTAGTCTTGCCGACCTTTGACTCACCAAGAAGACAAATGTTGTATGCAAGAGGGTCTAAACGCACATTATTTTTACGTCCAAATGCCATATAGATTACATCCTTTCTAAGATGTTAATTGAGAATGAGCGGGAGAGTTCAAACTTATCTCTCCCGCATATAACATTAACAGTATATATTATTAAAGAGCGTCAAGCCAAGACATATCTGAGTCATCAGAAGACTTATCATCATCGGAATCAAACGGAACGTCATCATCATCAGCAACATTGACTACAAGCTCATCCTCTTCATACTTATCGTCAAAGATTTGAACAACTGGAGTCTTATCATCGCCAACAAGCTTAATAACTGGCTTCTGAAGAATCATACGGCGCTCACGAGAACCGCTTGCACTGCACTTGGCAAGCGCTTCCTCCTCAGAATAAATGCCCATATCAATCAAATCCTTGATATCATCAGGAACATCATCCATCGTTGCTGTAATGGTAGCGCCACCCTCAACGAAGATACCGTCAAACGTCACCTGACGGACATTCTTCTTAACCTTGAAGAGTTTGTCATAAACCTTTTTACAAAGCTCAGGCTTAGTGAAGTCCATCGGGAACTCGAACTGCTGCATGAACGGATACTGACCATTAACCTCAGTGCCGTTAATCTCCTTGACGTAATCAAGAACGCGAGCGTTTACATACATAACGCCCTTATCCTTATCAACATCCTTAAGGCTTGCAGAATCCTTATTGAGAAGGACAGACTGGGTAAAGCGAGCATAATACTTAGAAGGCTCATCAGCGCTGCTCAGGACAATGCTCTGAATAGTCTTGCGTACCTGAACTGTATCATTGTATGCGCTGTACTGTAAACGACCCTTGACATTTACAACCATACCGTCCTCAAGATGCTCCTGAGCATAGGCAATGGCATCATACTCGCTAAGGAAGTTCTTATAATAAGTCTTTCCAGATGTTGTCTTCTCAAGACCAACAGTAATAAATGAAAGCTCGCCGACCTCATCTAGAATCGTATCGTCAAAACGGTCTTCCCAAGCAATAGTCATCTGCTTAGAGAAGTCATCGTTGCCATTATCGTCCTTACCGTGGGCATAAATAATGTTCTCGCGGTCTGGCGAATATCCACCAAACATCTCAGCGCGTACAGTACCATACTTTTCACCGCAGTCGATGTTAAGGCTCATAGAATTATAAACCCAAGAACTACGCTCACTCTGCTTGTCGATAGTAAAGGTATAGTCATTTACATTTGCAGCGCCAACCAAAACAAAACTTGACTTCCAGTCAGTCTTCTTAATGCCACTCTTCTCATTTGCCATCTAAGATACCTCCGTATATTTATTAAGGCATATAACATTAGTTATTATATCACAAGTATAAACTAATCTAATAGATAATCTAAAATATAATCTAAAAAATTTTACATTAGTCTACATTAGTTTTACATTAGTTTATTACGCCATCAAATGCTGACATGCAACATAATCAATAAGCTCGTCAAATGTATCACACATGCGCGTTGTACACTCAACCAACCAAGGATGCAGTTCAACACAATCCTCGTTCAATCCAGCAACGGGAATGCGATTCTCCTTGGCGATAGCAAGCTCCATAGCTGTGCCTAGAGACTCAGGGGCGTTGAAGTTCACGATAACCAAGTCAGACTTTCGAACATTATAAGTCTCAAGCTCAAATACCTCGCGCTCATTCTTATGAATTTCATCATCTATAGTGTAATGCATAAGAGGATTGAAGAACATAGGCATATAATCATACCCATAAAAATCAATACTCTCAAAAATCTTAGTACGTACATCCTTGCGCCACTGCCACTGCTCATCGCGGCTTAAGTTACTTATGCCACCAGCAAGGTAAATCAACTTATTTTCCATTGACACCATCCTTAATAACCTTAAACATATCAGCGATATCATCCATTAAATCATAGCGCTCAGTAGAAACAGAACTCTTGGCAAACTGTCGATTGACTGCATCTACATACATAGTAAATGACCCATCGTCTCCCATATAAAAACTGGCGTAGTCTTCCTCGCTCATAAGACGCTTAGGCTCAAGCTGCTTAATTGCAAGGTTGTCAAAGCTGATGCACTTGAACCAACCATCGTTCACAATCTTAGGCAGCATGTCATAGAACTGGGATTTTAGAGAATCAATTTCTCTACCGCACTCATCGTAAAAAACCTTACCGCGCCTAAACTCCTTGTATCCAAGTACGAGAATCTTCAAATCATTATGGGCGAGTGCTTCTATGCTATCCATATCAACGATACCGTTGATAACATGGACAACTGCATTTGGGAGCTGCTTGATTGCATCAATAAAATTCTTTCTGCAATCGCCGACATACGAGATGCCCAAGCCATAGATTAACTTCTTGTCTGTAAGCTCCTTCAGTAAATCAATGTTGTGCATAAAATGTATTTGATTTACCGTCATGCTTGCGATAATCTTACGCTCTTTAAGACGCTCAAGAAACTCAACCAAGTCTGGATGCGTCAGAGGATTGCCGCCACCGATTGCAATCTCACTGTATGGAAACATGGTATCGATAAACGGAAGATTCAGAATATCACCATGTTTTCCATCTGGCGTTGAGTTCTCATGGCACATACCACACTCCATGTTACACATGTTGGTAATCTTAAGGTCGATTGACTCAGGCTTGATTGGGTTAAATGAGTCCTTATCATTCCACCTAATTTTAGTGCCGTCTGAGAACATAGTACAGGTATAGTCGTTGTTCTTATAACTGCCAAGAATCTTCATTACTTCTCCTAGCGATAGCCGTATGCTCCGAATGCAATCATATCATCACCAGACGGAGTTGTAAATGATGTCTCATATTGCTCTAGCTCATCATTATATCTACACCAATCATCATACGTGTAGATGCCTAAGTCCCACAGTCTTGAATCCTCGCGCCTAGACTCAACTTCGTCATCATCGCTATGCTCTAGCATATCAACATCGACAGGAGTATACCATTCCTCGTCTTTATATTTCTTTTCATACTCCTGTGCGTATCTTTCGATGGCTTGCTTTACTGTTTCTTTATCATAGATTCCGCTTCCAACACCATCAGCAAAACAATGATTGAAAGTATAACCATATCCATCACCATCAACAAAATAATATTCGCCATTATGACTAGAAACCCATTTATTAAAATCGTCTTGCGTCATAATGCATAGGGAGTGAGTCGAGCTTGAATTAGTCTCGAACACACCAGCGCGAATCTGAATCATTGTACAACGCCTAGTTTCCCTTATAGAAGTATTCGTACTTCTCTTCATCATGATTTGGATTAGGCTCTTCCCAGCTATTGTGCCAATCAGAATCCCACTTCCAAATAGTAGGCTCTGCGGCATTGCACATCTGACCGCCCTCATCGTTATCGTTGCCAGTGTACACATGACTATCGCTAAAGAGATAGCGAATCAGCATATCGTCATTTTCAAGTACAGAACATACGAACGCATATGTATCATATCCGTGGTCGATATAACCGACATAAAGCTCATCCCACTCATTTCCATCACCATAATCATAATGAACAGTCTTAGGCTCTTCAAACGTATAGATGATGCCATGAGAATCAAGAATATCTTTTAGCTTATTAAGAAGTCCTTCTTCGCCCCTGCGGTCAATCTCATAGATTGCCGTGTATAGGTAATCCGCTACATCGGCTTCTCCATTTTCCCAACCGAATTCACCGAAATGAAAGTCAACATGACAACCATCTGCGTTAACAGGAGTTTTAGAGATACAAATGCTATGTGTGCTTGAGCTATTAGTCTCAAATACTCCACTACGAATTTGAATCATATCAATCACCACTCATCCCAAATACCATAGTCTTCATTCCCATACCTACGAAGCTCATCTTCCTTGTGGAAAACCTTACAACATGTATATGATACCACAACTACAGCCACCATAAGGAGCGCAATTACAATCATGCTTCATCATCCTCATTATTCAAATCATGGTTATATTCACATACGTTACCAATGACCTCGATGATTTCACTGATGCCATCACCAAAGCTGTAATACTTATAATGTTTCCAATCAAACATGAAATAGGAAGCACGCTCTTCTACATATGCAATCTCGACAATAATCTTATCGCCGTCCTCGTGTCCTTCTTCCATATCAACCGTGCAGATATCGCCTTCATACAGTGGGAAATCATTTTTATCCACAAGTCCTATGCTTTTGTGGAATAAGTACCTATCTTCAGGCAATTCCTTCAATTTTTGCCATCCGAACACAGCGTTTCCGCAGGTCAGAAGCTTGTTTTCTCCGCATGAAATTAGAATTTTATCGGGGTATACCCATTCACGATTTTCCTTGTCAAAAACCCTATATGGCATATGAAACTCCTTAGTGTGCCGCCTTGTCTGCTACATGTAGAATCATAACACATTCCATGAAGTAATCGCCCCACAATTTTTTATATTTGTTATACATCTTCTCGTTGTTATCTCTCTCCCACACCCAAGGCTTCATGTGATTTGAGATAAGGGCTGAAACAAACAATGAACTGATTCCATCTACATATGTAAAGAACAGACTATCATATGCTCCTACGTGTTCATGCCCATAGTAATGTGCTATGTCTGTGGTTTCACCCTTGTTATTCTTGAACGTTTTACAAAACGGCTTACCGCAATCATGGATTAGAGCGGCGTGCATTATAGTTCCAATTGAAGCGTTGTCGTACAACTTATTGTTGTATATCCAAAAGAAAGCATTAATACAATGCATACCAAGAGTCAGTTCATGGTGAGGATTATCCTGATTATAATTCTTATAATCTATCGCCCAAGACATTGGAAGTAATGAGCCATTACAGCTACCCTTCCAATATTCAATACTAATATGGTCAAAGCCTTCATAAAAATAAGGAGTATCAAAGCTTTTATACATGCGCTCAATGACATAATCTGGCACATGCCTATCCCTGCTCGCATTGTTTCTCAAGCATTGCTCATATGGAGTGGCTGCTATGATACATTCTTTCCGACAAGGAATGTGCTTTAGCTCTTGCAAGAAAGCTACACGTCTTTTAGAGCTTAGATTGCAAGCATCATAGATAACATTATTACCTTCTTTTAGTGCTGTCTTGATACGCTTATGTAACTCTATAAATAGCTCATGATTATGAGTTTGGTCGTTGATATCTCCGTAAAGCTCTTCTCTTAGTTCATCTGAGCTGAATATAATATAATTATTTTCCTTTGCTAGATTATAAGCGATGGTGGACTTTCCACTTGCTGGTAAGCCCACCATCATCACTAGCACTGGCTTTGTGCTAGTGTCCGTTTATTCACCCGACTTCAACAAAAATTTGCGTGAAACGTTCTTGAATGATTTTTGTCCATCCTGACTACGATATACAAAGCCCTCGCGTAGACACTTCTTATTAATTACGCTCTTACCATCAGCAGACTGCTTGAACTCTTCAAAGTCATCGGCATCAGGCAGGATATAGTTGTCATCAATAATAGGCACAAATGGAATGTCGTACTCTGCTAGAATCTTCTTTGCTTCGACAGAACCAAGGCGCTCACCATCAAAGATTAGATTGAAGGCAGCAAAGCGGCGCTCATCAAGCTTATACTTGTTGCCCTGTACGGACTCACCATACGTCTCGCCCTGTAGCACGACATGCTTATAGCCACGCTTCTTTGCAATGTCGTTAAGAGCATCCTCGACATTGTACTTAAATGCCATCTCCCAGTATACGTTTTCAATACCAGACACGTCTGAAACAAAGTTCTTCTGGTTTACATCCATCTGGCGAACATTGCGAGAACACACACCGAAATCAGGTTTACGACCAGTCAAATCAAGGAAGAATGTAGTCGAAGTGCCATCAATCTTCTCGGTCACGACATAGGGATTCTTATCCTCAAGCATGAACATGACATTCTCAATGCGGTCTTCATCCGTCTTCTTAATCCACACAGGCCATTTCTTAGGATTGTCTTTCTTACGACCAAAGAAAACGAACAGTAGCTTGCGACCCCATGTACGCTTCATCAGCCACTTCCACCACTTCTTCTTAGCGAGCTTGGCGTTGCGTGCGCACATGTTGTTGTACTTCGCATTGTGATTAGACTTAGCCTTACGTGCATTGTCCTCTGCCACATAATACTTAATACCAAGGATATTTGTCACGTCCTCGTGAACGTCCTTATCCTTAATCTCAGGGAATACATCAATTGGCATGAGAAGACCCTGCGAATAGACCTTGCACATCTTAATGGTCTTAACATTATAATGCTTCTTCTCAAGGAATGCAAAGCGCTCATCATTACTAGGAACAAGTGAATCAGTCTCGATATATAGAGCCTTATCGCCTACCTTGAATTGATTCTTCTGTACGATAATCCACCATCCGCCTACACGCGCGTGTTCAACGCGGTCATAGTTTGGAATAGGCTTAATCTCCTCAACGATAACTGGATAAGCCAATGCACGCTCGCCATTTACTAGCATATCGTAACCCTTCTACTCTAGTAAATTCATTACTGTTATATTATAGCAACTGTTTTAGTTTCAAACATGTAAAAGCAACGGATTTAGTTGCTGTTCCTTATAATCTTCATAATCTTTACAATTTTTTCCACAACATAATCAATATCATCATATGTAATATCAGAAGAAATAGTAAATCTGACAGACCTTGCTGCTTCTTCATCCGTCAACCCAAGAGCCTTTAGAACGTATGATGGCTTCTTAGAATGGCTATTGCAGGCAGAACCAGCACTGCACTGAATATCATCCAAGTCAAGCATATACAGAAGTTCTTCCGAGCCAATCCCTTCAGGGAGCTGAACATTGATATTATTTGGCAATCTATGAACGGAAGCACCATTTAGCTTACAGCCATTCCTTGTAAGCTCACTAATAAAATAGTCACGCATTACAGATAGTGCCAGTCTGTCTTCCATTTCATCAGATGCAAGTTCAACGGCTTTCGCAAAGCCGACAATACCAGGGCAGTTTTCAGTGCCGCCCCTTTGTCCATCGTTCTGACTGCCGTATATAATGGACTGAATCTCAATGTCTTTTTTCTTGTATAGTAACCCAGTTCCTTTAGAACCGCCAATCTTATGAGCCGATGCGCTTAACATATCAATACCCATAGCTTTAACATCAATAGGAATCTGACCAAATGCTTGCGTTGCATCTACATGAAGAATGCCACCATACTTATGGATAATATCAGAGATAGCTTTAATGTCTTGAATAGTACCGACCTCGTTATTGGCAAGCTGAATGGACACAAAGATATCATAATAATCAGGCTCTTCGCGGTCTTTAAATACAGACTCAAGCTGCTCCATGTTGACAAAACCATCTTTGTCAACGTCAAGATATGTTACGTCACAATAATAAGTCGCATTACCAAAACGCTCCATAGCATCAACACATTCCATGATTGATTTATGTTCAATTTTAGTTGTGACAATTGAGGTAGTGGAAATATCCATAACGCCAGCAAGCAAATAGCCCTGAATAGCCCAGCAATTACTTTCCGAACTACCAGACGTAAAAAAGATTTCATCTGCATCAGCATTGATAAAACCAGCAATAGACTCACGAGCATTGTCAATTGCACGCCTAACCCTTACTCCATCTGAATAAATAGAAGACGGATTATAGAATTCGTCTGTAAGATAAGGCATCATAGCTTTAAGAACTTCTGGTTTTACCTTGGTCGTACCAGCTACATCTAAGTACATACATTAACTCCTTAGCAATATGGAGAATAGTTCCGATTAGTATTCTATCAGAATACATATTATCAAAACCATTTTCCATACAATCTATATGTATTCTATTGTTTAACACCAAACATTATTGTAATAATAATTACGTCCACGGTGACGGCGCTTGTAGTGTGCCAAGTCATTGAGATAGTCACCAATGTAATCTAGATAATCATTATAAGTTTGAATGAGCTTATCCCAATACTCGTCATCATCATACTTCTTATCCGTGTGATTTGGCTTCTCGCCCTTCTCGTCCTCAGTGTCATCGTCATCATCGCGGTCAAACAGGTCGCAATTCTCGCAATCGCCATCGCACTCTAGGTCATCGTCATTATCATCATCAAATGTAATGCCATCCATATACAGCTTGTTCTGTAGTAGATAACCCTCAAGCTCCCAAAGTTTTTTCTCGATATTCTTCATGCAAATATCTACGCCCATGTCCTCGTCATAATTAGCAGGGTCAACGCAAGAAGATGACTCGACAATTACAAATCCATTTGGCAGCTTACATGCAACAATGGTACACTTATCAAATGCAGTTGTTACAGCGATATCACAACTCTCCATAAGTTCATCAATAACAGACTGGGTTACAGTATTCTTTGTACGCGCCATAATAAATCACCTTTCTATTGGCATATAACTTTAATTACAAGACAGAAAGTCAATAGCCTTTGTTCCGAGTCTTTCCACAGTCCTAGTGACATTCTGTCTCGTACAATCCATTGTATCACTAATCTCTTGATGTGTCATCCCATTTAACAGACATGATAAAATATATTTTTCATTGTCATTTAGACTGTTTATAAACTCTTTAGCCATCATGTCGCTAAGCATCGTATCACATGTATCATAATCAACATAGTATTCATCAATATCTTCATCAATGGCACACATATCTTCAAACGAATGATAATCTTCCGATGCCTTATCTACCTTATTTGATGCGGCAACAAAGTCTTCCTCAAACTCTTCCTCTAATAGACGAAGCGCTTTCTCAAGTATTTCCTCACACCTAAGTTTACGAAGCTCATCATCATCATCATAGAGCCGATATCCGTTTTCAGCATACCACTCAAGAGCTTCTGTACTATCGTTTTCTACCATATATCATATTCCAACTTTCTTTTAATCTATTTACATTGCAAAGAATCTTCCATTGGAAAACCCTGTATTGTTCTTGCAATATTATAACAGAAAAATAATACAAATGGAACTCTTCTTCACAAAATAATTACACATCAAGTTGGAGATAGCTATAGCCGTCACTATCAGTATAATAGATATTCTTTATTCCAAGGTCTTTCAGGGCGTTCATACAGGCAGGACATGGCTTGGCAAGTCCGTATCCAAGTTTAGTTCCACGAGAGATTCTATACACATATACCTTTACCTTAGACCAATCAATATCTATTCCGACAGTGTATGGTATTGATGAAATGGCGGCAATCTCGGCGTGGATACTATCGTTTATATAGTTTCCACCAACGTTATTAAACTTCCTGTATTTGCGGTTATATTCCTTTTGCATTGGGTGAGACTTATCGTCATTCTTTCCGCGCCCGATAATATGTTTTTTATATACAATAACGGCACCAGTATGGAATCTTTTAAACTCAGATGACCCAGCTTCCATACGTGCTTCATTGAACATTCGCATATCAAACTTAGAAAAATTCACAATAAACCTTCCAATAAATATCTAATCGTACAATCGGTTTGCTTTTCTTGCCTTGTTATATTCTTCCAATGGACTGTAACTATCAGAGCATTCGTGTGTTAGATGCCAAGACTTACACACATTGCACTTGTATGGGCGAAGAATCTTTGAGCTATTAACGAATAAAGTCTTAGCTGCACACAACGCATCATACCTACATGAATATTTTTTCTTTGACTTACATGTATCCATGTTCTTATACCTGACGTGAATAAAATGAGGACAGAGAAAACTCTTATCATATAGTTTTGTCGTATCTTCAATCATTGGGCGTGTTTCATTATAGTATCCGCAATCAACATTGCTACCGCGTTCTTTGATTCTGTTTTGACAAACAGTACAAATGAAAGTAGACACTTGTTCTCCTTATTTACGTCAACTTACATAGATATTATATCATGTTCATATAAAAAGAGAGGGTATATCCAAAAGGATATACCCTCTCTACATATATTAAACACAATTGCTTTCGCGTTAAGATTTCAACGACATGTCGTTTACTCTCACATAGCCGAAACTATCCGTCTTTCATGGTCAACCATAAAGTTTCCAAGGCATTTCAAACAAACTACTTGCCAGTGTTAATCATTGGAGTTGAGCCGTTTGGAACCACGACAAGATTACCTTCCTTGCCGACATCTTTCAAAGCGTCAATGTAGTGTTGCTGTAGCACTTGGTCATTAAGACTCTGTGCGAGAACAGCATTTGCATCAGCTTCACCCTGAGCTTCAATCTTCTTAGTCTCAGCCTGAACCTTGGCAGTCTCCTGTTCGTTCTGTGCCTTCTGCTTTGCTACCTCAGCTGCCTGAGCCTGTGAATAGCTATCGGCAATAGACTCAGGATAGCGTACATCCTGTACGCTCACCTGCTCAACAGTAAGACCGATTTTATTCCACTTCTTAGTCAGTGCGTCCTGAACAGCTTTAGTGAACTGAGAACGATTGGTCAGCATGGTAACGGTATCGAACTTTCCAGAAACCTCACGTGTAACAGCGCGAACATCATTGGAAATATACTTCTCGACAAAGCTCTCCTGAGTACCATACTCAGAATAAAGATTGAGTGCCGATTCTGGATTCAAACTATAGTTGACCTGAATATCCACGTTTGCACTGGCACCAGACTTATCATTGATTGACACCTGCTTGCCTTCATATGAGCCGCCGTCAACCTTATAGTCCGTGTCACCATAGAAGTTGATAAGATTGTTGCGCACATCATACGTAATAACATCTTGCCACGGTGCCTTGACATGGAAGCCAGCTTCGGAACTTGAGCCAGCAAGTGAGCCACCTAGATTACGAATTACGCAAACCTCACCAGTATCCTGTGTATAGATGCAGGAAAATCCAGCAAACACAAAGAAAAATACAAGGCATACAACCGCAACGCCACGAGCACAAGAACGTGCAAACTTTACAGTCTTAATGTCAGTCTCGTTTTTAATGTAAGGCTTTCCTAGAACATTGTTATCCTCAATTGGTTCTGGAATCTTTGTGCGAACATTAAACACGATACATGGAATCGCAATAAGCAATGCGATAATTCCGATAACAAACGTTACCATTCCAATCCTCTCTTTAAACAACATTCAAACAAAAAAAAGCAGGATGCGTATTCACGGCACATCCAGAGTGTCTGTTTTTATGGTGTTTCAGCTCACCTATTACTCCGTGAAAGCACTTGCTTATCTCCTAGCAAGAAGGCTCGCTATCCTCTCGAATAGCTATGCGGCGTTGCCTATTCTTCCGCAAAAGATTTTTTTCGGGAAAATCTTGAAAACAACTGCCAATAGGGGCAGGTATTATCTGGCGGAGTAATTCGGTTCCGACCCGAATGCTTATATAATAAGCACGCTTTGCTTAGCAGGCAAGCCCAGCTCCCCGCTGGTTATCTACTCCGAAGGTGGGGTGCGTTACCAACTAATGTCAACTATGACAACATGTTGTTAACATATTATAATTATACCACATTTTTATATGTTCTGTTATGGATAATTAATCTAATAACAGATTCACCGACATTAAACTTTCTTGCTAATGCCGCACCGCCAAACTCTTTATTTCTTGGTATATAATTTTTTCTAATATATTTAACTTGTTCCACTGTTAATTTTGCCGCGCCGCACTCGGCTCCTCTTTTAACAGTTACAAGACCAGTGTCATGTGCGTGCCTTGAGTTTTCTTTTGGCGTAACCCACTCAAGATTATAAGCGTTATTATTTAACTTATTGCCGTCTTTATAATTGACATGATGTTTTCCTTCTTCATAAGGAATAAATGTTTCAGCAACAGCTCTATGTATTTTAAATATCTGCTTGTCACAACGGCTACCAAGAGACACGCACACTTGATAATATCCTTGCTTGTTCTTATATGTCTTGTATTCAGTTCCAGTTCTAACGTTTCTTAATTTTCCAGTATTAGATACTTCAAAGTCGTTAAAAGTTTTATTATGATATACTAGACATTTCCACTCCTCATCCAAATCTACCTACTTTCAATTAAAAACCAATAATTCTATTTAAATTAGATACTATATAAACAACATAGTATCTAGGTAATTTATGGCGCCCCTACGGTGAGTCGAACACCGATGACTAGTTTAGAAGACTAGGGTCTTATCCATTAGACAATAGGGGCAATGGAGCCAACGACAGGATTCAAACCTGCAACATGTTGCTTACAAAACAACTACGCTATCATTGCGTCACGTTGGCGTTTATATTACAGATACAATATAAACAACATTATATCTAAGTAATCTTGGTGTCCGATAACGGGGTTGAACCGTTACACCTTTCGGCAACAGATTTTGAGTCTGTCGTGTCTGCCAATTCCACCAATCGGACATTATATTAAGGAAATACACAACTTATATTGTGTGTAATAATAGATACAGGTGCCGCATCTAGGTAACGCTCCTAGCCAGTCATAGACATTGGATTTACAGTCCAACCCTCGTCTTTAAAGGATTACTGCGGCATATTAAGGTAATACACAGCTTAGATTGTAGGTAGTAGGAGATACAGGTGACGATCCTGTCACGCCCCGTTATAAGCAGGGTGTTATACCAACATTAACTAATCTCCCACTACGTACAATTTCCATTGTGTATTACCATTATAATAGACGGTAACGTTCCATTGGCAGTGGTTGGAGTCGAACCAACATACAGGAGCTACCTGTTTTGCCCATTAAAGCATAGCGTATACCGATTTCGCCACACCGCCAAGTAACGTTACCGTCTATGGAGTATATACTTTTCAAGCATGGTCTATATACACGCAAGACCGCTTCTGTATCACCAGTCTGATGTATACAACAACACGCAATGATAATATATACTCCATAGACGATAACTGTTTTGCCCATTAAAGCATAGCGTATACCGATTTCGCCACACCGCCAAGTAACGTTACCGTCTATGGAGTATATACTTTTCAAGCATGGTCTATATACACGCAAGACCGCTTCTGTATCACCAGTCTGATGTATACAACAACACGCAATGATAATATATACTCCATAGACGGTGGTAGCTTGCTAAAGTCCTCACCAACTACCAGAGGGGTCACTTATTTTAAATACCGTCCGCGATGGCAGACCTTCCAACGCTACCGATTTTACGCAACGGTGTACGCTTAACAGTCCGCTTCCTCCGTTAAGACAAGGGGTAACATTACGCCGTTACCATGCGCCCAAGACTTGTCAGGTAGCTATCTCCATCGTAAACCTTGGGACTAAGCGTTGACGGAAAATACTTAAGTTAAATTAGAGCGACCATGAAAGGAACCAAACAGAAAGGAGCAATAGTATTTTCCGCCTACGGAATCGTACCGTACCATCTGTGTCGTCAAACAACCAAACCCAACACAGAATCGAACCTCGCTTTGTCGGTCAAGCAAACCAACGCGAAAGATTGTCTCAGGCCTTCGCCTTACCTTCATAAAACGTAGTGGTAATTCGGTCACATAGGAAATGAAGCTGAGACATAGGGAGCGACCCTATATCTTTTCATCCCGACTTTACGTCAATCTATGGCTGGATTGGCTACCAACAACTTTCACCCACCATTCAGCATATCAATCTTATATCTTCTAATATATTCCAACTTTGGGCTACTTGTACTCGCGTCTGGTCTTATAGCTGATTACCAGCATCAATTGGACAACTATCTTATGGCATTCCAAGCGATTGGCATAGCTGCCACACTACCCTCTACTTGGTTCAATAAGTATAACTTATATCTATTGCGATAGCAACCAGTTAGCGATACCATTTTCTTGCGTTTCATCACAGCGCCGTGCCTGCTCGGTTGAGATTTTCCATCTCTCCTACCAGATGGCAGTTACCTACATCTGGCAAAGCCTACCTATGGGGTATCCTCCATAGTGGAACTCCTCGAACACGCCCATGACCTCATGGAATTGAGAATACACATGGTTGAAACAATCCTTCGCGTTGATTTCTCAACGCTGATACTCTATACAAATATCAAGGTGCAACTTGAAACTTCCGTTTCTCAGTGTCAGATATTATAGCATCTAACTTTATCATTTACAAGAACTTTTTTAAACTTTTTCCATCTTCTGTTCTCAAGGTTCCCAGATTGATTCGCGTTTTTCCGCGTCTCTTTCTGACACCAACTATATTACATGGTGCCTATATCCGTGTCAACAACTTTTTTAAAAAACTTTGGATATTTTTCCACGTGTTTAAAATAGTAGTTTTAAAGCGTATATATACACAACATATAGTGTTTTCAATGAACATAAAACACAACATATAGTAGTGTCTATAAATATAACAACCACATATAGACTACTTTGCGTATTCAGCAACTTGGATTTTTCCATGTGACTTATCGGATACGCTCACATAGTAATCTAGATTTTCCATTCGCTTCATACGTTTCTTGAACGACATGTTGCTTGCAATATCATCATAGTATGCGTCCCAATCAAAACCCATATCTGCGATGTTCTTTTTCTTTTTGAAAAACAGACCCATTTTAAAACCTCTCTTAGATAAAGTCGAAACCAAGCTCAACGCTCTCGTACACGTCTTTGATTTCATCATCCATGATTCCGATATATCGCATTGTGACGGCAGTTGAGGAGTGGTTGAAGCAACGCATGAGCATTACAAGCGCCCTATCTTTATCCTGTGCATTTCTCCACACATGGAATGCCCAAGACTTGCGAAGCGAGTGTGAGCCGATGTTTTGCTTAATACCAACTTCCTTTGCAGTATTCTTAACGGCACGATACAGTGTCTTTGTGCTAATTGCACCACCCTCACGGGAAGCAAACAAGTATTCATCAAGATTATCCGTTGGATACTCATTGAGATATTCAACGATAGCCTTCTTGACGGTATTATTGAAGAACAGTTTCACGAACTTCTTGGTCTTGCGAGTTTTCTTAGGCTGCAACACATAAAAGTCTTTGAACCTATATTTTCCATCGGCAGTGCTGTCGAGAAAGAAGCTCCACTTGAGCGTAGCCAAGTCACTTGCACGCAAACCTACATTGATTCCGACTACGAACAGAAGTTTGTTCCTAGCGGCAATCTGACGATGGTGCGCGTCTGGTGCTTCCTCGATATGCTTGTTATACATATCAATCATATCTTTGATTTCTTCTTCCGTGCGAAAAGCATATACCTCTGAAGATTGTCCAGCTACGCGACCGCCACCGTGGTTCTCACGGGCCTTCGGGCTTTTTGGTTTAACGTCTTTAGTACCCATGACGATACTGAACGGAACGATGTTGTCATATTGTTTTTCCGCAAGTGCCGAATAAGCCATTTCAATTCCTTCCTCTGTACTTTCTTTACTATATTCTATCTAATATCAATGTAGTTATCAAGTAGTTTGTTAATGTCATCCACATAATCTTCAAAATAAAAAAGGGTGGAACGATAAATGTTCCACCCGTCTATTATAACATATATATAAGGTATTATTACTCTAAATCAAAGTCCAGCTTATTCTTCTCAAACTTGATACGGAACTCTCCGTTGGCAAACTGTCGCATAAGAATCTCTAGCACTGTATTCATCGAGAAGCCTACCTGCTTACAGTATGCGCTGAAAGCATCCTTAATATTTTTGTCAATAGTTGTATTGAGTACAACCTTATTATTTTCCACCATGTTAACCCCAATCTTCGTCACGAACACGGGTATGCTTTACGGCTACAAAATCATCGCACCATGAATCATCATCCAAGTATACAATCTCCCACTCATGAGCTTTGCAGTATCCCGCTTCATCGTCCTCAACCTCAAAGCCATTATCAAACGGCTCGCAATTACGGCAATTAGCGCAGCAACGTGGATGAATCTTAGACATTTTTTCTCCTAACAATTAGTACAAATCAAACTCACGAATAGTATAATAGCTTTCTTTATATCTGGTAAAATAACTATTGCCATAATCAGCATCCTCATCATATGGAGGATACCACGCTATATATTCTCCATTACATCCATTCTCAACCTGTCTCACGTATCCGCAATCATCAAGATATTTTTCGGCATCATCATAGTTTGAAAATATTCTATCAATGTCTTGAAAATTATCATCCCAGTCCAAGCCACTATCATCATACCATACAACATACACCCTGTCTTTAGCAGCTTGAGCAATCTCAATATGCGTGTTATCAATATTTTCTGTTGCATCCTGTGGAATAGCAGTCGGTTCTTCCATTGCAACAAAACCCACATCACTCATAATTTTCCAATCTAACTATATATATGGATAAACTCTAATGCAAGCAATATCGTACAAAAAATAAAACAAAAGATTATAACTTTCCAGTCATCGCTATTCATACCCACAGTTTATCCTTTTCTTCCGCGTGTCAATATACATGATACTACTTACAGTGTAGTTGTCAAGTAGTTAAAGTAAATAAAAAAGCAGGGCTTGAATAGCCCTGCTAAAACGTTTTACTTTTCCGTATATGACACGATTGAAATGCTAATCGCCATACTCACCGTACTTGCCATTAAGCCAGTCATTAGTAGTCTTTAGCATCTGTCCAAACGTCCAGTAATACGCGCCCTCAACATACTTGTTAGTAAGCACGTTATTGATAATATCATTTTTTGTGATAGCAAAATCAACGCGCTCGTCAAATGAACCGCTACCATCGTATACATAATATGTAACTACAAACAGTTCATCATCAGACAACATCATCTCATTTGTCTGCAAAGAATCGGTATACCAATCATTACCCTTAGGGTCAAGCGCAGAAGCAACGCACTCATGCTCGCCAGCACAATGCTCGCTGTCAACCACATAGACAACATCCTCAAGAACGTCCTCGATTGTATCGTCATAAGCCCAATAATCAGTATCTTCCACACTCTTGCAAATCGCAGTCAGCATATTATACTCCTTTTATGCAGACACTAATAAACCTGCGATAGATTATTACACCAATCTAACAATTTGTCAAGATGCTCTTGCTTGTCTTTGTTAAACTTTTCCATATTGTTCTTGCATTTGTATAGATGATACATGGCATTGGTACGTTTGCGATAATAGAAACCTTTTGGCATCTTGTCAAACCCATAATCCCTTGCAAATGCAATATATATTCCACCTTCTGGGTCATGGCTTTCGCAACAGTAGCGCGTAATATATCCTTTTGTATTCAAGATTCTAATTTGTTCCTGAATACCGCTATCAATGTTTATAAGCTCACGTGGTTGAACAGCGCACGTACATTTGTCAATTGTCTTAAAACAACGTGGACAAACATAGTCCTTACAAGAATAGAGCAAAGTAAACCTCCTATAGAGTATACTGATTGTGTTCAGTCTTGTTGTCATATGAATACTCTAGCGCATCATATAGGCAATCAGTATCAATTCCATTATCAATATATCCCTGCTCAATGCAATCAAAATAATACTGCGCAGGTGGGCAAATGCCCTTGCGATTATTCGCCATAACATATACGATAGCAACATCGTTATGACCATCGTCAAACTCTACATTAACACCAATGCGAATATAGCAATCTGGGTATCCCTCATACATATCTAGCATAGCCCAATCATCATCGTCAATATCCCAAACGACAACAGGAACAGCGCTATCATCATCTGACTTGATAATATCGGCATGAACGTTAAATACAAGTTTCCATCCATAAATCTTTCCATTGCCAACTACCTTAGACTTAGGACAACGATAAGCCATCTGGTCGAGCGACATATTAGAACCATAAGCACAATACAACATATATAAAATCTCCAATCAATTAAAGCTCATGCTCGGGAATATCGGGAGTGGCGCAAGGCTCATAGTGCATATAGTAAAGTTCCTTATTATCATCCAAGTCTACACCAGCATCACCATACTGAAACGCTGCAAATGCGCTACGATTGTACGCATTGTATTCATCAAAAACTTTCCCATGCTTAACCACATTACCATCGGCATCAAGCAGGTAACAATTGAAAATCTCTACGTTCTCGTCCCAATCACTGAATACAGCGACAATCATTCCGTTCTCATACTTCACAGCGTAGTCATAAGGTGTGAAATCTTCTGAAATAGTCTGTACGCAACTATCAATAAACCCATACTGATAGCTATTGTCACCTACAAAATTGTAGTTATCATCAGTGTTCGCGCAAGAAAGCATGGTAAGCATGAAATAAAGCAATGCAGACACACAACGAAAATCATCTTTGATATATCCATCATACCAATCATCCCAGTTGTTAGGCGTGAATGATACATATCCATCACGAGAAGTATACTTCTTCTCAAGAAACTCCTCAAAGTTATCACGATTCATAGCAGCATAACCAAGCATATATTCACACAGTTTGTCCGTATATGCAAAATCAAACAAAGTCGAATCAGTCTCAAAGTTATAATACTTCGGGTGATACGTGCCAGTATACGTCACTTCAAAATCATCATCATAATCAGACGGGAAAACATCAGTCCACAAAGCGTCCTCGATATAATCAACAGCGCACTTACCGATTTCATCATCAGCCTTGTCGCGCGTGGCAAACGGGATACCTCCCCAAAGCTCTCCAAGATAAGTCTCGTAAAGCCCAGTGCAGATAAAGTTTCCAATGCAAGTAGTGGAAGTATGAATCGTATGGGTCATAGTCTCTTTCATCGTAGAGCCTTTCTCTAAGGCTTTCTCTTTCCTTGCCTAATAGTATATATAGTTGGTAACTACATGTCAACTATATTTCCAATTCATATTTCCTCCATAAAAAATATCACGCCTTATAGACGGCAACACTACAGAAAGGAAAGAAGTGAGAAAAGGCGTGGGATTAGCGTTGCCGCCTATGAGACGTGATATTATATATTCCGATATGACAAGATTATAGGTTGCACCAAAAGTCATCTTCGACAAACTCTGTGCCTTGGTAAAGGTTATACATCAACCAATCTGGAATATCCGTGGGATATGTTGCGTTCTCTAAAACTTTGCGCTCACTCTCAATCATCTGCGGCAATGCTTCTTGATTGTAGTAAAAATCAGTATACAGCTTATCTTTAAGCTCATACATTTCATCATCGCTAAGCTGCTCTACCTTCATGGCAAACACCTTTCTAAGAAACTGTAGTACGATTTAAGACACGTTAATCCAAAGCGCGTGTATCTAACTCAACTTTATCCCATCCACCCATTAAAAAGGCATACATCCATCCGTCAACGATAAAGCACGCTTTCATGGGGTTGCTCTTATGCTCCTTTGCTTCATCCTCGTAATATACATTTACGATATTCACAATGCCCATGCTTTGCAAATGCAACAATGATTTACGTACATTGCTACATAGCTTTTCATCACCAATAGCTTTAGCAAGCTCGCTATACGTACCCTCAAAAACATCCATCTTCATAAGATAATCCATAATGCGAACTTCTTGCTTTGTAAGCTCACGAAACTTACGCATAAGTGTATAAGTCTCGTCATAATCAAAACCCATAGTATCAGACAACGTTATATCCTTTCAATAAAATACTATACCTATGCTGCCCTTTTGATAACGCCATGCGTCCAGCAATTACCAGTCCAACAACCAATCTCTGGGAACAATCCAAGCAGAACATCTTCCATACCAGCAAGATACTGCTTGTAATGCTTTTTCTGCAAACCAGACAGCGTATAATCGTCTTTCTGAATAAGCTCGACAGCATAGCTCCACTCATTGTCCTCAATCTTAATCTCAAACAGTGAGTTTTCCATAATGGTGCCATAGGTGTTACCAGTTGCGACAAAGCTACCGAACTTATTCATCATGTCTTTGACAAACATGTTGATATAATCTTCGGTATTCCAGTACGTCAAATCCTCGTCATACTCATAGTCTTTGAAGTCATCCGCGCTCATATCGGCAAGCAGCTTATTATCGAACTCACCGTACTCGTCTGCTTCCTTAGACGTATAGTAGTCAATATAATCATAGTCGATATAGTACAGACCCTCATAGTCTCCGTGTGTATGAATGTTTCCGCGTCCCATTGCAGTTCCTTTCTCGTCTGCTCTTTCCTTGTCTATATAATACTCTAATTAAAGGCGATACAGTTGAGATTTTCCACATTCATAAATCATACACAATTCATTTTAGTATGACTTTAATCCGTGACTGAAATGATAGTAAAGTAAAAATGGCGAATTACTCCGCACCAAATACATAGTTCAATACACACTCATTACAGCATGGAACCCAAGTTTCCTTAGCACCACCATCGCTAGGAACAAGAATCGGTACATCATATTTGACGCTAAGTTTTGAATGGCAGAAGATACACTCACGTTCTTTATCTTGCCACCATTTATTGACGCGCCTATATCTTTCCATGATATCTCCTAATTAAGCGTGAACTGGCTTAAACGTACAGCCCTTGCATTGCTTACGCGCATACTCACAGAACTTTTCCGCATCCTCGCGCGTTTTCCAACGACTAGCATACATGCGCAAGTCTGTAGTCATAACATTTCCACCCTTGATACAGATACGAACACTGCGTTTCATGGTTCCGTCATTGAACAGAACGCCCCACATGCCATCATAAGCCATTGCAATTCTCCAATCAAAACTATTTTAAGCTGCTATACACAGCCACCGCAACAACCCCACTCAACATGCTCGTTTACACAGCGCTCAATCTCGTCTTTAAGGTTTGCATATTTTTCTGGAACGTTCACAGACCACTCACCGATTCCAACGTGTTTGTTCCATTCATCATCAAACCAGACGCTTCCACCGCTATACATACAGCATTTAGGGAACTCCACTTCCTCGCCGTCAATGCGTAACACAAGCGTGCCGCCACACAAATTAGGAAAAGCACCATCATAAGAAACAAACTCAACCATTATTTTAAGCCACCTTATCTACTTTCTTTTCATTGCAACGTTCGCACATAGGTTGGTAATTGTCCAATGAATCAGCACCACCAGCAGCACGTGAAATGATATGGTCTTTAGTAAGCTGCATTTCACATCCATCTGCACCGATTCCATATAGATTAAAATGCCACTTGTTTTTATAATAAGCACCACTTTTGCTTTTCTTAACGTTGAATGTTTCCAACCAGAAGTATTCGCCTTTTAGTCCACAAGATACACAATCAGTTCCATTGATAAAGAAATTGCTATATCTATCACTATCCATAGTTACGCAAACTCCGTTGCCAAAATCAATGATAGGCCATTCACCAGTTGACTCATATACTTTCTTAGAGCTTTCCCATAGTTTCCTAACGTACTCAATTGAATACTTGCCATGCCTATGATACGACTTAGCATATGCCTTTTCATACTTGTTCATTGCTTCTATCACCTCTCTACATCCAAATCTTAAACCTTAATAATAAGCCAACTATCTTCCATGTTTTGACCATAACAACTGCACTCATAATTGTTAAACCAAACGTGATTATCGGCATCATCGTCATAACGAAAATCGCCGTTATCACATTGACGCTTTTCTTTAATAAAATCATCAATATCAATGTCTATGCCATAGTAATTGATAATATCTTCTGCAATCTTCGTTGCAGCTTCTTCGCGTGTGTCATACCTACCAATTTCACTAATGCCATCACCAATGCCATATTCAGCAGGATAATTAACAAGGATAAACATTTAATTCTCCAATCAATAGTTTGTAACGTTATCTTTTGAGTTGTAACATATAAAATGTTACATATACAAAAACAATGTTACCAACGCAACAACTCGCCAAGGTACTCAAGCTCAAACTCCTGCTTCATAGAGCGGCGAGCGCGGCGCTTCTCCTTGCGCTTCTGCTCGTTGATACGCTTAGTGTGACCAGCTCCATAGAGGTCGGTGTTGTTGTAAGCGCCGTTATTGTTCGTGGTCTTGCGCTTGAACTCGTCCTTCATGGTTACGTCCTTTCTTCCGCTCCCTTTCGTTGGTTATATAATACTACCAACAAACAGCTACACAAGCGACAATAGCTACTGTCCACAATTCCTACACAATTATCCATACAAAAAAGAGTGGCATAATAGCCACTCTAATCTAGGCTTCACGTAATTCTTTACCACAAAATGGACAAAAGAATATAGGCACTTTAATAGAACACGAATTAAACCCACCGCTTACAGTGACCAGTTTTGGTTTGCAATCGTCCCACTCAATATAGACAACGCTTCTTTTGTCTTTCGTGTATATGTTCTTACTTTTCTCGCAATACTCACACATGATAACCTACCAATATAATATATGGTCTGCTTTGAAAATATTAAAATCAATTCTTATTCCAAGAAAATGAACAAATACATCATTGTCATAATCTTCAACGTATGAATCATTATCTACACAAAACTCACGATATTTATTTGCTTTGTCTTTTATATACCTTCTTGCATCATCATACGTACTAAACCTTTTCGTTTCAAGCTCATATCTTTTCAAAGATTTTTCATTGAGCATACTATTAAATACGTACCACATGTTGCAATCTTTCACATATCTAACACATTAGTTGTTGTACGTATTCACGTGCATAAGTAAGTTTTTCGTCAAGTCAATTGTCCAGCGCATATATTTACCATCTTCATCAGACACATAAACGTTACATCCGTCATCATCAATATAAAGTTCCTTACCTACCTTCTGCCATTTTCCATTAACCACAAGACCGTCCCTGTGCAAAAGTTGTATTTCTCGCGCACTTTCGCGCATAAACTTTCGCGCATCGTCATGATTCTTAAACAAGGTAACGTCAAGAAGCGTAGCGCTCCTATAGCTAGTGTTAATAACAGCGAACTTATACTCTGCTAGTTTGTTAAAAAGACCCATAATAAGCCTCCATAAACAACATAGTGAAAAAAGTATATACCTTTCTCACTATGTTAAAACGTTTAATCTTCTTGCTTATACTCACTAATGTCGCTATCAAAAAGCCCGTCAACAGTATTCATAGCGTCCTCAAACGCTTCATCCAACACAAGTTCTTGCGTATCATTTTCCAACGTGAACTCAATCGTAACGCTATACGTTCCAGCCTTTAAAACATTGCTCATGGTTTGTCTCCTTATATTTATGCTGTCTAGCTTATATCATGCTTGCTTACAACGTCCCAAAAATCAACGTCATTACGCTGCTTATATCCATCATGTTCATCATACGTATAAACCTCGTCAACGATAGCGGCAAGGTCAAAGTCGTTAACGTACTCGCCAAGCGCGGGAGCAATCTCATATGCGATAACATCGGCACCAGTAGTTAGTTTCATGGTATGCTCCAAACATTCCTAGTAATTGATAATAGCCTGAACTTCTGGCATGTCAATAATCTTTTCAACATCAATGTTTTCCATGATAAAAGCCTTTCACTCTGAAAACTTTATTTTAAGCAGACAATGCCTTATCACATTTCATAAGATAATTGTCAAATGTAACTTCGGTAAACAGATAAAACATCTGCTCAATAGCCTTACGACCGCTCTCGTCCTTACGCTTCCACATATCAAAAATATCTTGCGCAATTCCGTTGCACTCAAAATCAGTTTGCTCCATCAGGTCACACAAAACAGTATCAGCGTCACTACCTCCCCACATAGGCAGCGCTTCAATCTTTTCTGTTTTATCTTCAATTTGGTCAATCATGTTTTCAGTCCAGTTGCTCATTGCTGTATTCCTTCCGTTAAAAGCGTGCTTTTATCCTAAGCCAAAACCCAACTCATATCAATACCCATCTCATACATACCGAAAATATCAGGCTCAACCAACATCATATCACCATCATAATTCTCGATAAACGTATCCGTCTCAAATAGATAATCATAGCGCGTACCATCACCGATACCGTTGTCGGCATCACGATTCAATGCACGCATGACACGCATAGCTTCATCTTTAGTAAAATGCGGATGCTCATAACCACCACTGTTCTGCTCACAAAAACCATGACTGCCATACCCGACAAGGTAAGCGTCAAAGACGTTGCAATCGTCACCATCAAGATGAACCTTAACTGGCTTGAGAGTATAAACCATATCGCTCATTTCTGTTCCTTTTTCCGAGCGCCTTTCCTTGTCTATATATTATCAAAGATTTAATCCGTATAGACTAGAACATTTGCCTTCACAACATCAACACAATTGACTATTCACAGATAGGCCAGTTGCTTATATTTTCCGTGTCGTATCCCTCATACACATCGTCAATATCAGTCTCATAATATCCAAAGATATTATCATAGCCCATTATTTCCATGTCTTTCTTTATCCATTTAAGCAGCTCGCTAGGTGTCGGATAATGCTTAGCTTTAATGACCATGGAATACAGTCCGTTATCTTTGTCCGCAAAGTCAATGACAATAAACATATACGGTAGCGGATTATCTTTATTGAGTTTTCCAGAATCAAGATACCAATTAGAGATACCACACTTTCTTACATTAACAAGAAAATCATACGCTTGCCAATAATCTTTAAAGCATACATCGTTCACAGATTTTCCGTTTTCATCGACAAGATAGACCATAGTAACTCCTTTAGCTTAGATTTTTTCCATGTCTATATATTATCAAACATATGCTTTAATATGTTGACAATTTTCCGCAACACAATTTATCCATATATAATGGTATTTTTCCAATCGTTAACAACTATATATACGTGTTTCAATTGTCTGATTTTTTCCGATAACCGAAACAAAAAAAGCGCCCCATAACAGGGCGCTTAGATTTAGCTATCGTCTAACAGGCATAACCATTCCGAAACATGTACGCATATTCTTATAATCGCTTGTCATAAACTCCATAGCGCGTCCCTCAAGACCCATCATAATCTGAATAGGCGTGTTTTTTCCGTATGCAAGTTTCACAGCAGCACAAATATCAGCCATATAATCAGCGTTTATCCATGCGGCATACCCTTGGTGAGCCATTCCGTCATTATCGCGTTGCGATTCAATGATACGCTTATAGTCTATATATTCCCAACCAAACTTAGATAGGTTTTCAAACTCCACAACATCACGCAACCAATTATCAGACTTTTTATGTTGATAGATATGCGCTGTCAAATTATCCGCATCACTATCATAATCAATAATAACGCAACTATCGGTTGACTTTATATACTTCTTAACATCTTCAACATCGAGAAGAAAATCAACGTTGTGTTTTTCCGAAACATCGGCTGCATCGTGATTGATACTGTGCTCAAACTCAATCAGCTTGTATCCGTCACTGCCAACAATCGTGTACTTGTCGTAGCGAACTTTAATAAGTAGGCACTTGCACCAGCTACGAATCTGGTTTTTGTCATAGGCAAGACGAGCAGCTGCCAAAAGTTCTTTTGCATCCAAAGTAACGAGCATCGTTATTCCTTCCGTCTGGTTTGCTCTGTGGCTTAATAATATCACGATTATAGTCGCTACATATTTTCTCCATATAACTTTCCACAAGCATAAAGTTTCGTTTTTAACGATTAGATTTTCCACAAAAGAAAAGGGGAACGCATAGGCGCTCCCCTAATCCGCTTGAAAGAACCACCAATCAAGCATCAACCACATTCATACCAACACCAAACAGGACGGTATGCAACATAAATGCTAGTTCGTTTTTGTTCCATTTCATTTATGTTGTAACTCCATTGTAATCACTCGTTGTCAATCTGTCAAGTAGTTTATGAAACTTTTTCCGCTAATTTTTATCGTCAATGTATCCCAGATTGACAAACGTGTTTCTCATACTGCGATAGCGATGAAAGTTTACATAGGTTGACACTGCACCATATGGACTAAGCCCAGTGTATTGATTCTTCTGCGGAAAATATTCCACCACAGTATCACGCTTATACATGATAGTCTTTTTGCGATTGATTGTCATACCATAAGGATGAAATACAAACATGTTATTATCTTCCGTGTGAACAATAACGTCAGTTCTCAGCAAGTCGAATACATCTTTAATGCGATGCTCTGTAATATAGAGACACCCAGTAATAGAATCATCCGTTGACTTAAAGCGATACCACGTCTTTTGATTCTTAACGATAGGCACATCGTATTCAACGTCTCCGACAAACCTATATCCCTGCTTATACTTTTTCCGAATATCTTCAACGTCAGAATAATCCGACACCCAAATGTTACCATCGACAAACATATGAAACCTTTCCGTCTCGTGGTTTTCTTTATCCAAAGTATACCACATACAATCAAAGCTGCTTACAACACACATTACCTCCATAGTTTTTAACTTGTCCACATTTTCCGTGGACAAGTCATAAAACACGCTAACTTGTCCACATTTTCCGTGGACAAGTCATAAAACACGCTAACTTGTCCACAAAAAACGTGGACAACTATCATAAAGTAGGCTAAGTTGTCCACGTTTTTTGTGGAAAAATGAACATTCCTAACAAAATAGATATAATACAAAACAGATAAAGATGCTTCGCAAGTTTAAGTTTTTAACGATTAGGATAAATACAAGACAAAAAGAAAGGGCGGATATTTTTCCGCCCAATCTGTTAACTAATCTTCCGTATCTTCAATCTTTACGATTTTAAAAGTATCTCCAATCTCAAATGGATAATCCGTATCGTAGTTATCAGGGAATCGCCAATAGCTACCATCATAAACAAGCTCACAGCAAACCTCGCCGTTCTTGTTCTTCATTACAACCTTGCTCATGCTATCACCTTCCTGTTTGGTGCTTTACCTTGGCTATATAATATCAAAAGTTTTCCGTGTATTGTTGAGAATATTCATTTACATATTTTTTTCATATTCGATGAGTAGTTTTTTACGATTAGATTTTTCCAAACCAGATAGTCAGACTGTTGATTGTTAACGATTAGATTTTCCAAAGATATATAGTCTTTAACGATTAGATTTTCCATCTGTTTACGCTTCTTTCTTGCATTGTCTTTGGTGATATGTTTTTGGTGGTTGTGTACCCCACTTCCAAAATGGTCGTTTTATAGGCTTAGAGCGCGTTATTTGCCACTATTTGCCACGATAAGCACTCTAACCTAGTAAGTGCCCACAGAGAAAATATCGTGGCAAATATGGCGTTATATCGCGTATAAAATGCAATGCCATATATTCCAAAGACTAAACAAAAATATAGGGACTAGTTACACCAGTCCCTATATTGTTTACGTTAGTTAACTATCCAATAAAGTAATTTCCCCACTCTTTGACGTTGTATGCGTCCAAATCGTACCTATCACGAATAACAGACGGGAGTTTAGAGTTAAGTTCTTTCAATATTTTTACAGCGCTGTTGTATTCATCTTTCAACACATCAAAGTTATTAAGCGCTGCGATTGTCTCATTGTAATTATCCGTTGCGCGATTCTTTGAGTTGGTTATCTGTTCAATATACAGTTCCATTGTTGATATTCCGTCTGTATGGCTACAGAATCGCGTATAACGTGTTCTTTTGTGTATATCGGTATAGTTATTCCACCTAGATATTTAAGCGTCTTAAACGAGCTTACAATCGCTCATAGATACGATATAGATATTCCGTCTTGCTATCTGTCGTGCCAGATGGTTTTTATCTTTTTAATTTTTCCAACTTAATTATTTGTAGTTGTTAACGATTCAACTTTTTAATCTGACACATTAGTTTTATTTAATTGTTAACGATTATAATTTTTATCCGATTTACTTTTTCTTTAATTGTTAACGATTAAAGATTCCATTAGATAGTATGGTGTTACAAAACTAACACATTAGTTTTTATCTAGTTGTTAACGATTGTAGCTTTCCACATGGTATAAAATGTTTAATCGTTAACAACTGTAAATATATTTTCCATCTGAAAAACTTCAATCGTTAAACATTATATTTTCCACCTATAAAAAAAATAGAGTGGATAAATACTATCCACTCTAATAGTCTATTTGATATAACCAATTGTTACCAGCGCGTTGTGTGTAACGTTGTCCCAAAACGGGTCGATAAGGTTTGTAAGGAATCCGTAGGGGCTATCGCCCTTGTACTGTGTCTTTTGTAGACGATAAACCATATTGTTCTCATGCTTATATTTAATCGTTTTTCCGTGATTGATAACCATACCATACGGCGTAAAAGTAATCGTATTATCCGTTTTAATGATATTGTCCTTGCAAATGTCAACGGGAACAGTAGCGCCAAGCATGTCGAACACATCAGTAATCCTGTACTGACTGACGTATAGACTACCGTCTACGCGCCTGTCTGTAGGGCAAAAGCAATAATATACAGTTCCGTTATCGTTTACGCTGTGGCTAAACTTGAGCGGAGATGCAAGACGCATACCACCATCGTAAACATCTTTCAGTTCTTTAAAGTCCTTGTATGAATCAATCCAAAAGTTATTGCCGATTCTCATTATATGTCCCTTCTCTCGGCTGTTCTTTCCATGTCTTAATAATATCAAAACTTACTAGAAAAACTCTGACAATCTTTATCTACACATTTTCTACACAACTTTATATACTGGCTAGTTGTTAACGATTATCATTTTTTTATCCGTGATATATTATTTTCGTTTTTAACGATTAAGATTTTAATATCAATGGTTTTTAACGATTAGCATTTTTATTCCATTGGTTGTTAACGATTCAACTTTTTAATCTGACACATTAGTTTTATTTAATTGTTAACGATTAACATTTTTGAACGTCAAAAAAAATAAGGGGAACGTTGCCGCTCCCCTGTTCTTTAATCTTCGTCCTCTTCCTCTTCAATATCAAGCTCGGCGTAAATGTCCTCCCATTCATCGCGCAACATGTCGTGTAACTCATATTCGCCGATTCCGTCTGGGTATTCCGCGTCTATCATTGCTTCAAACTCTTCTGCTTTGCCTGCGTTAATGATAGTCTCGATAATGCCCTTTACCTGTTCGCTCGATTCATCGTAAAACTCACCAATCGACTTTTCGTAAACGACAATCATTTTATTTCCCTTCTGTTGTGTTTGGTCTATGGTTATAATATATCGCTAGTCAAACCACGTATCAAGCGTGTAATCATCAATCCACACATTCTCCACATTTTCTGGTACATCATCGTAAATGTCCGCGCAATATTCGTGGCACATCTCCCGCGCACTTTCAGGAGTTGAACAAAAAGCGATATATCCGTTATCAGTGTTTGCATCAATGATAACGTATACATGTTTTGCATAGTCGTATGCGTGCATCTTTCCGCTGGTCGTAATTTTAATTTTCTTGATTGTATCCATTGTTCCGCGTCCCTTCTCGCGTCTATCTGTACTTATAATTTATCATAGTCTGACGCTATTTATCTGACAATCTTGTATCCATAGAATCTACACAAACAAATTATACGTTAGTGATATTAGTTTTTATCGTTCAAGTTTTTAACGTTTGCATTTTTTTTGGATATTAAAATCTCATTTTTAACGATTGCATTTTTCAATCTTACACATTAGTTTTATCAAGTTGTTAACGATTGCAATTTTTTACACGCTTACAATCTGTTCCGTTGATTGTTAACGATTAAGAAAAGTAGAACTAACAAAAAAAGCGCCCCATTTCTGGGACGCTCTTCTGTTAGTGGCGATTATAATTATAATAATCATTAAGGATTAGGATAACGTCTGCGCTTTCAACGTTAGACAGCAAATACCAATCAGCGTCACAATCTAACACATCGTCTGGCGCGTCTTTCCACAAACCCTCATACACTACTTTGTTATCCGCGTATGCGATAACCTTTTGATTAAGCCGAATATCGGACATTTGACTACCTCTTCCCTTCTGCTGTTGTCAAACTCGTACCTTTTCGGTACGTTTACAGTATCGCACATTTCGTACACAATTCTACCGACAATCTCACATTCATACAATCTTCACATTTGATTTACACCTGTTAGTTTTTAGCGTTTGCATTTTCTTGGCGTTGAATATCCGTAGTTTTTAACGATGCGATTTTTCCTGTTGTGCTATATCTTTCCGTGATTTTTAACGATTAAGTTTTTTCTGGCTATGCTTTCCGCGTAATGATATGTAGGTTTTTAGCGTTTTAATTTCAGTGTGATAGCACTGTAGTTTTTTCGTTTGATATTTTTGTTCCGTGGTTTTTAACGATTAAATATTTCTTTTGACTGTTGTATTTTTCCAATCGTTAACAACTGTGTATATTTATCCGCGTGTTTGATAATTTTTAATCGTTAACTATTTAAGTTTTTTATTTCCATGCGATAGCATGGTATATTTCCGCGTCTGTTCGTGTGTGTCTGTAGTTGTTAACGATTTGATTTTTTGTTCCATGCGATAGTGCATTTTTCCAATCGTTAACAACTGGCGCGGATGCGCACAAAAAAAGAGCGCCCGCGCGGGTGCTCAGGTTTACCAGATGCCAAGCGCGAAAAGCTGCGGGATACGATACAATGCAATACCGATTGCAACTCCCAACATAAACGCGCCCAATACCAGCTCGTATTTATCCAACCATTTTCCGATGCTGTTCTTCTGGCTATTGTTGTTGTCCATTGTCTTTCCCTTCTGTCGGTTGACTACTCCATTATAACAAACTTTGCGCCCACTGTGCGCAACACATACGCCTACACATAACGCACACATTCACGCCTACACCGTAGGTTTTCTAGTCGTTAACGATTTGATTTTTCCAGCGCTGCGCTCACGTGCTGTAGTCGTTAACGATTTGATTTTCTATATGATAGTTAGTTGTTAACGATTTCAATTTTTCCATATTCATTTTTTTAATTTATTTAATTGTTAACGATTATATTTTTTTTGCATTTAATTTTTTTAATTTTTACAATCGTTAACAACTTTGGCTGCTGTCTGTGGTATTTTTTCCAATCGTTAACAACTGACGGAACCGCGCCAAAAAAAAGAGCGCCCGCGTTGGGCGCTCCCGTGTTGCTACTCGTTGAGTAGTACGACCTTGTACGTTTTGCCTGTGCCGTCCTGCTGTGCTTCGCCTGCCTGTATTGCATCTTCGATTAGCTCAGTCATTGCAAGGGATTGAAAAAGTTCATTCTTAAAAAACTCGTTACGATACTTTGACGTTGTGGCGCTGTACCTGTAATCAACTCCAAGAGTGATAACCCGGTTTGCGCTGTCTATCTCGGCTATCATGCTATCGTAGGACTGGAACGTAACGCGGTTGTTCTCGGTGTCGGTCAGGATAAACTGGTTGGCGACCTTGCGATCCGTTGCGGGGCTTTTCATGTTTTCGACTTTGAGCATTTTTGGCTTCCCTTCTGTCTGGGGTGGTTGATGGTTTCATTATTGCATTGTCTGCGCTGTTTGTTGTTGTAATTGTTGAGTTCACAAAACCTTCACATTTGGTTCACGTCCTTCTGGTTTTCAGCGTTCGCGTTTTTAACGTTTGCGCTTTTGTCGGGTATCTCTGGTTGTTAACGATTTGGGTTTTCATTGCTGGTCGTTAACGATTTGAGTTTGTTTGGTTTGGTTTTTAACGATTTGATTTTTTGAGCGTGAGTTGTTGACTGGTTAACGTCTCGTTAGTTTTTAACGTTCGCGGTTTTTGCATAAGCCGGGGCCGTTTGTGTATAAAGTTGCAGTCGTTAACGATTAAAAAAAAGTGTAATAAAAAACCCGTCGTTAAAAACTGGGCAAGGTGCTAGAATGGATACCGACAAGGGGCGGACAAGGAGAGCCGCCCCACGAGCGCAAAGGAGCGCACACCATGACTAACACCAACACCGTTAACGCGCGGAACATCCGCCCTTGCACTTGCCTACAGTGCAAGCAGCCCATCGCCCCCGGCGAGGGCTACAGCGCGCCACTGGCAAGCAACGGCGGCCGCGCCCAGTATGTTTGTCGGTCTTGCAAGCAGGGCCACAACGATATCAGTTACGAGCAGCTCGCCCACGCCGCCGCCACCGGCAAGCAGGCCAAAGCAGGCTTGACCTACAGTGTCGAGCTTGAAATGCGCTACGTAGACGCGCTCACCAGAGGAGAAATGGCCGCGGCCGGGTTTATCGCCACGAAGGACAGTACAACGGAGGTCGAATACAAGATGCCCCCGCGAGGTAACCTCAACAATGCCAAGACGTGGACAACCGTGGAAGCCCTGCTAATGCACAGGCACGGCGCTATCACTGATAAAGAAGGTACTCATATCCATATTGGTCACGGAAACGTGGAAGTCAAAGGCGAGGACGGAAACCCCACGCCCGACCTAATCAATTACCACACTATGCGTCAGCTGCGCCTGCGTTGCCATACCGTCCTAACCCCGTTGATGGATGAATGGAAAAGCGACCCCGCCGCCGTGGTACGGGTTTTCGGACGCTGGTTCGACCCCGACTACGCCATCGCCGAGGTAAGCAGGGGCGACAGGTACGCCGCTATCAATATCACTAATGACAACACCATTGAATACCGCCTGCCGAGGTTTAGGACAGCCTGCCAATATCGCCACTGTCTCAAGACCTGCGCAGGGCTAACGAAAACCATTGTAACCAACTATATGAAATATGCCCACGTAAGCGCCGCCGACCCCGCGAAGCTCGACCACAAGGCAGAAGTGACCGCTCAAAAGCTGGTAAAGGTCTGGCACAAGTACGCGGAAGCCGCGCCGGAGTGGAGAGACGCAAACAACGAAACCGATGAAGAGGTAGCGGCCTATATCCGGTAAGCCGCCAGAAGCCGCCAGAGCGCCATATAGGCGAGCTAGACAGAACCGGAGGAGTTTATGCCCCTCCGGTTTTTTTGGGTCTGAAAATGGTTTTTAGCGTTGCCGGTTTTTAGCGTTGCCGGTTTTTATACGACCCCCGGGGGTCGGCAGTTAAACCGCGACACCGCCGACGCTCGAAGCTCACCGCGAGCGCAAAAACCCGGCCCGAAACCCCTCCGCCGCGCATCCAATCCAAGCCCCCAGTCTGAAAAAAAGACCAAACCAAGGCGCAATAAATCAGCTACCCCGCCCCCGTTTAACCGTTAACCAGTGTCCTAAAATTGCATAAAATGGCACTGGGCAAGTTTTGCCGAAAAGCGACCCGGGCACATCAGACGAGGAGCCGCGACAAAACCGCAGGTCAGAGGGCCGGTACTTTACACTTTCAACCCGTTTGACCTCGAAGGTGAGTTATTAATGTGTTTCATCTAAACACAACCGAAAAAATATTTGACACCCCATCAGGTGTAAAATATCAAAACAAAATCAGAGCAAATTAACTATCGATGCGTGCAAATTTAGAATCTATCAACCATGAAATTTAACTACATATCAACAATATGTAACTACATACGTAGCAATTTATTAAACGGTAGAATATACGGTGTATCAAAACAGTAATAGGCAGCAAATTAATATGCGTATATACAGGGAAATAGTAAAACTATTTCTGCAATCTATGTTTATCTATGTCAATAAATAAACATATGTTAGATAAACATCAATACAATAAAGTGATATATGCATATATATACAATGCTGGCGATACGATACTTAATTAATATCAATTTAAAAATGAAACTATCCTGCTTCATACATAAATATAACTACATATCAACAACATATATATAGAAATAACCAATGCTTAATCTATATGTGTTTTAAAATAAAAAATAGTAAGTAAATATACACTTGATATAATGCTGTTTAGTGTTAATATATAATTGGAGATACCGTTATTTATATTTCGTGTTAATTAATATGACATTATAATTAGGTAATATATTTATATATAGTTGTCATCGTAAATGCTATAATCATATATTGATAGTATGGGTCTATTTTTACACATCTGGCATAGTGTGTTTTACATCTATAATACAGTCTATATTTCTATATCTGTGATATTTATTTTTATATGTTTTATTGTACTATTATTTTTTTAAATAGATATTTATTGAACAAATAAAACTAATGGGACAAATTTGCACTTCTTATATATATAAGACTCACAAATTTGTCCCAAACTATTAAAACCATTTATACTTCTGATACGATTTATATCCATACACACATAGCAATTATTTTGTCGCAGACATATTTATCTATTTTGTATATATCTATTTTGTTAGGAATGTATAAATTTCCACAAAAAACGTGGACAAGTATGGGTATAGTGGTATAGTTGTCCACAAAAAACGTGGACAAGTCTCTTACTTTTTGCACTTGTCCACAAAAAACGTGGACAACTTAAAGATTTCTATTGGTTGTCCACAGAAAACGTGGTATAATCCATTTGTTTTGAAATTGCTTGGAGGTGTCAAATTGTCTGATAATGCCTTATATGAATACGATTCAAAGTCTAAGCTTTATGGTAATGACGGTATTTACTTCCGTATACCCAAAGAGATTATAGTCAACAGCGATTCAAATGATATGCTTATCACGACATTTATGTTCTTTGCCGTAAGAAGGGGATTGGATGATAAAGTGCTATTCAATGTCAACTGGATGGTCAAGTGGCATGGAAAGAATTCAGATAGGCACAGCCGTGGCATAAACTCAAAGTTTGCATCGGCAGTTGAATACCTTTGCGACATTGGGTATCTGTCTGTTGATGGCGGTGTCGAGAATACAAAGATGTGCATTGCCGAATTTAATATCGATAAGGTGAAAGACGAATGCGATGACAATTACTTTGCTATCGTATATCTTGATGAGTATGAGAAGATTATGGCATATGACACCAAGAGCAAGTATGTGAACAACGATATCCTACTTCGTGTATACGCATATCTTAAGATGAATATACGTAATAGGTCTAATAGGCTATCCAGCGAGGATGCGTGTCAGGAAAATCCAATTGAGAGCAGAAGAGAAAATAAGCCAGAAGTCATGAATATGTTTTATTGCGATGAAGCTGAGGAGATTGGTATTTCAGAAAGGGCTATGTCTCAGGCGGTAAAGGTGTTGCATGAATTGGGACTTCTATATTATGAACCGCTGCCTAGGGTAAAGGTTGACGGAAAATGGAGGACTAACCATACTCTCGTGTGCAATATGTACAAGCGAGAAAACGGGTACTTGATGTCTTGCGGAGAGGACTACTATATGCGTGAGATTTCAAATAAGAAGAAACTGCTAATGAAGATTGGGATGATATAGAATGCGTGATAACAATGTAGGAATATTCTTTACTTTTAGATGATAATATTGTATGATATGTATTGAAAGTTAGGTCTTTTACTTAAGAAGGTGTATCTGATATGAATCTCATCTGCACTCTCATCGTCTGCGGTATCGTCTATGCGCTCTGCAACTAGTGTGTAACATGGCTTTTTTATCTACAAGAAATCAGGAGGTGGTAACGTGCTTGACAAGCAGATAGACATCTACTCCCTAGACACTGGGAATTTTTATGACAACAGAGAGTCCTACCTTCACTGGCTTAACCATAAGCTCAGAAGTGAAAGGAACCAACTGCTGAATGGCGCTGTTATCAAGGGCAATGACGGCAAGGTAAAGAAAACGATAGTCGGTATCAAAAATATAGAGTCTGAGTTTGAGTCTTTCGGCATCGACAAAGACGGAATTGCGTCAATTGCCAAGGATGAATATGACTTTTCTTTATTTGGCGATGATGGCAAAGAGCTGAGCGAGCTTGGCTGCGAGTATCGTAGATTGAAAGCGCTTGTTTCTTTAAAGAATGCGAAAATCAATGAAACTAAAGAGAGACTGCTTACGCTTCTGTCAAATAAAGTTGAAGCGAATATCGCATCAAATGGAAGACATCACACGAGGATGCTTCATGATAATCAAGTATCTGAGAAGAACATCATTTCAGTATTCGATTCATATTTCACGAGAACCATCGGCGCAAAACCAGATGAGCTATGTGAAGACTTTATGGTAATTCAGGTTTATTATTTCGATATGATTAAAGACTTGATTTACAATGGTTTCAAATACAATGGCGAGAAGTATATTTACTTCACTTCTTCTGCTGGTCAGATTCGCACAAAAAAATGCGTATTCGTCAAAGAGTCAACTTGGAAAAAGCATGAGAAAACAATTATGTGCGGTTTGACGATTGATGACATCAATGCACATGGCGGCAACAATCCAAATAAGCACCTTGCTTATATGGCTCTTGCAAATTCTGCAACAGATGTATGGAATGAATTCGACATCGACAAGACTATCGTTATAGATGATTTCGAGACTGATGTTGTCGGCACATATGATTTGATTGACGATACGGACTACTCTATTAAGAGGATAACTGGCAACGTGCCTATCCCACATACTGATGGTGCTGGAATGATGTTACCTTGTCTTGGCAGGAATCGTATGGTGAGATTGCCGTGGGTAAAGGGTCTTCTCGGTGCGTTTGACTTTAAGAAGTTCATCGAGGTAAATGAGTGCTCTCCTGTTATCAAGGATATATATGGCAAAGAGCATAACATCATTGATGAGGATATTCAGATTATCTTTACCAAGTCTCAGTTTAAGATGAACAAATATTATGAGTCTTGGGAACAATACAAGGAGATGTTCAAGAAGTATGGATGTACTGCTGGCATAACAAATGTAGAGGAAGAGCGAATTAAGGATGCTACCATCAACTACCAGATGCTTCAGACATTGACTGATGTTACCGATGATGAGCTTGCAGACATTGCCTTTCAATCGACAAACAAGCTTGAAAACTTGTGTTGCTCGATTGAAAGCATTAAGGATGTATTCGGTGCAACGCCGTATAATACGAATAAAACTGCTTTCCAAAAGGCTATTGACCTTTACCCAGCTTTGTTGAATGATGAGTATGCGAAGTCTCAATTAAGAGACATCAAAGATAGCATGGTTAAAAGGTTTAAAGCTGGAAAACTGAAGGTTCATGGCAAATATACGTTTTTGCTTCCAGACTTCTATGCTGCTTGTGAGCATTGGTTTATGGGTAAAGACAATCCAGATGGTTTGCTTGAAAACGGAGAGGTATTCTGTTGGCTGTTTAGAAAAGATGAGAAACTTGATTGTCTTCGCTCTCCACATCTTTTCATGGAACATGCTATTAGGAAAAATGTTGCCTGTTATTCTTATGGCGACAGAAAGGACGATATCGGAGAGTGGTTTGGCACAGATGCCGTATACACAAGTTGCAAGGATATGATTAGCAAGATTCTTCAGTTTGATGTTGACGGTGATAAGTCACTTGTAGTTGCAGATAAGACGCTTATTGCGGTTGCGGAAAGAAATCTTAAGAAGTTTGATATTGTGCCGCTTTACTACAATATGCGAAAAGCAGAGCCAGTGCATCTTGACAATGCCGCAATCTACGGTGGACTTCATGCAGCTTTCGTTGGTGGAAATATCGGAATATACAGCAACAATATCTCTAAAATTTGGAACAGCGAGGTATTCATATCTGGCACAGACGAAGATAAGAAACGCGCAATTGATGTAATCAGGCTTCTTTGCATGGAGAATAATTTTGTAATTGATTACGCTAAGACGCTGTATAAACCAGAAAGACCAGATTATGAAAAGGAACTGATAACTAGTTTTACCAAAGACCAACTTCCACATTTCTTCGTATATGCAAAGGATAAGAAGTCACATCAGGTGTCTGATATTAACAACAGTCTTGTCAATAAGCTAAATGATATTATCCCTAACCCTAGAATTAATTGCAGAAAACTCGGTCTTGATAATATTGACTATACGCTTATGATGAGAGATGTTAGAACGGAGTGCATAGTATCGTTTACAGACAGGGGTAAAATTATCAAGGAAGAAACTGACCCGTTGATTGTTAAGTATTGTGAACTGAATAAGAAGTATCAGTTTGCATTGAACGATGCTGTTAAGGGTTTTTCTTCTGAAGATACGTCAAAATCTAAGATGCGCCGAGATTTAAAGTATAGAAAGATTTCTAAGGAAATCTACGATGAACTTTCTTCATTTGGATATGATGACTTTAAAATTGTAGATATTCTCGTGAAGTTTCTTTACGGTATCAAGGGTGGCAAAAATAAAATGGCTCTTTGGTTATGTTATGGAGATATAGTCTATGATAATCTTGCTCGCAATGTAAAACGAGAGACGCGAGATGTGCAATGTGTTGACTGTGGAGAGTGGTTCGAGGTCGGTATTAAGGATACTAAAACATGTAGATGCCATGAATGCACGCAAGCACATAAACGCGAACTTGCCAGATTGAGAAAGAAAAAACAGCGCGAAACACAAATGTCACGCGACCAGAAAATTTAAACATATGACATAGTATTAAGGTTATATGTTTAAATTTATTAATTTTTAAAATACATAGATTTAATGTAGTTTGAAAATTTTGAAATCTCGCTATATGGAGGACATATATATTTCAAGACTTTTTTCAAAATTGCCAACTACACCAATCAAGTATGAAGGAGAAGATTAATGGCTAAGAATGATAGTAAAAAGGTTACATATACGAAAGACATGCTAATTAAGACCGTTGCCAAGGATTGCAGAATTGACAGGAACACGGTTAAGGATGTATATGAGTCTCTTGAGGATATTGTTTCAGATGCTTTGTCTTCTGCGAATGAAGATAGCGATGTTTCAGTTAGACTATTTGAGGGAATCGTATTGAATGGTGTATATGTTCCGTCACATGAGAAGGTTAACAACCTTACTGGAAAGACGATTATTACTAAGAGTAAGATTGTTCCAAAGGTTCACATTACGAGAACGTATTGCGATAAGATTAGCTCTCGTAAGTAAATAATCATTATATACGCAGTCATTTGGCTGAATATATAAGTGCGGAGATTTATCTTCGCGTATTTTTCTTGCATTCATATTTCTACACCTTTCTTTGTTGTTGCTGTGACTTCCTTTTTTTGGTTGTCACAGCAACGAATATTTTATATGATGTACATTATGCAAGATAACAATTGAATATTTATATGACTTAGACTGGGTGGCATTGTCCACCCTTCTTTGTTTTGTTCTGGGTGAAATTAGTTCAATACAGAACGTCCAATAGTGTATGAAGTAAAAGTTTGGAAGATATTTGTGAAAATCAAATATTTCACCATCATCTTGTTTTGTTGCTGCAAGATGAAAATATGAGGAGGTGCCATACGTGGATTTACATAAAGGCGAATCTGAAAATCTAGAACAATATATTTGGAGACTTGGGCAAACCAAGGAATCTGGAATTATAGATATGAATTGGGATGAACTTGCCGATATTATCAATAAGGAAATCGGCAACGAAGATATGCCTTATACTTCCTCGGCGTTTAGAAAACCATATCAGCAGGCAAAAAGGTTTTATGATGCTGGTGTGTTTAATAAATATGACAATGACGAATACTTGAAAGAGCTGCAATCTCAAAAACAGGAACTTGAGAAGCAGCAGGTTAAGGTTCGTGATGAGCGCAATGAGCTTCGTAGGATGATTCGTGAACAGGCGCGAAAAGAAAGCTACAAAGAGCAAATCGTAAGAAGTATTTCTGAAAGTGATTGTCATCCGCTTTTTTATGATGAAGACAAGAAGTTTTCTGGTTCTTTAAAGTCAGATAACGATATAGTATGTACTTTCTTTGATGTGCATACTGGTATTGAAGTAGATAATTATTTCAATAAGTTTAATAACGATGTCTTGCGAGATAGAATCAATCAATATCTTGATAAGATTTTTGAAGTTCAGCTACGTCATGGTTCAGAGAACATCTATGTTATTCTAAGCGAACTTATTTCTGGGTTTATTCATAATACCATTAGAATTGAAAATAATCAGAATATTATTGAGCAGTTTTTAACTGTTACAGATTATCTATCTCAGTTCTTAACTGAGTTAAGTTATAGGTTTAATACTGTAAATGTGTATGTAAGCATGGGTAACCACTCGCGCCTTTCTCAGAATAAAGATGAGAATTTGCGTGGAGAAAATATGGACTTGCTTGCTATTCCCTATCTCAGTGCAAAGCTACAGAATTTTAAAAACGTAGTGTTTCATGAAAATGAAATCGAGTGCAGTATTGCCATGTTCGATGTTCGCGGGCAGCTGATATATGGCGTACATGGCGACCGTGACAATTTGAATAACATAGTTCAGAAGCTAACTATGTTTACTGGCAGAAAGCCAGATATTATTTATTGCGGTCATAGACATACGAATGCAATGGTTACATCTTATGATACAAAGGTTCTTCAAGCTGGTACATTTGCTGGCGGTGGAGACGAATATTGTTTAGACAAAAGGCTTAGAAACAAGCCAGAGCAGTTAATTTCTGTGATAACAGAAGATGGACTTGATTGTATCTACGATATTAAATTTAAATAGTTTGTTTGAAGAAAGGTGGTGTAGTGTCGTATGGCTGGAAGAACAACTGGAAAAAATGATGATTCCACTTCGACACTGCATTGTGCTTGTTGTGGTAAGGAACTTAGGTCAAAAGATTTTTATAAATCAAATAGCGGTCTATATGCTTCATATGGAAAGTTGCCGTGGTGCAAAGAATGCATAAATAAAACTTATTATAATTATTTAAACGTATATAAGTCCAAAGGGTATGCAAATCCAGAAAAGAAAGCTGTTGAACGAATGTGCATGTTTTTAGACATATATTTCTGTGATGATGCATATGATAAAACCGTTAAGAGAACGGAAGATGGCGATTTAACATGCTCATTAATAGCTTCATATATTTCTATATCACCGCTTAGACAATATAAGGGCGGTTATGATAGAACGTTAGAAGAAAGATATAGTGAAGCAAAGTTTGATAATAAGCCGATATCGATATATTCAGATGATGATTCTGATATGAACGAAACCATAGACAAGGCAATAAAGTTGTTTGGTAATGGTTTCGACAATGAGGATTATATATTCCTTTACAATGAATATTGCGACTGGACTACTAGGCACGAGTGCAATACGAAAGCCCAAGAAGAAGTATTTAAGCAACTGTGCTTTAATCAGCTTGAGTTGTTAAAGGCAACTAGAGCAAAGCAGGACACAAAGGATTTGACTGCTACATTCCAGAAGCTTCTTGAAACGGCTAAGTTGCAGCCGAAACAAAATTCTGGTGATGCCACATCTGACAGTCAGACATTTGGTACGCTTATCGACAAATGGGAAAATACAAAGCCTATTCCAGAGCCAGAGGATGATTTGAAAGATGTTGACAACATAGGTCTTTATATCGATGTATTTTTTCGTGGCCATCTTGCTAAGATGATGAATCTGAAAAATGGTTTGTCGAAACTGTATACGAAATTTATGAAAAGGTATACTGTTGAAAAGCCAGAGTATGATGACGATGAAGACAACGAAGCTTTATTTGATGCCATTTTTGGCGACACCGTTATAGACGATGACTAGGCGGTGTTTATATGTCAGATAAATCTAATAGAAAAAAATCTGAAAAAGAAATCGCCAATGAAAAATCACAGCGTATTATGAACGGCGTTGCATTGTGGGCTGGTTTTTATAGGTATAACCCACATCGTTTTGTTGCTGATTATTTAAATATTAAATTAAAACTATTTCAAAAGATATTGCTGTATGCGATGATGCATAATAATTTCTTTATGTATATTGCCGCGCGAGGGCAGGGTTATTAAAAATATATCTCGTGCGATTGGAATAACAAATGGGTAAGTATACTTACAATAAAGATTATTTCAAAGAAATTAATTCTTTTGAAAAGGCATATTGGTTAGGTTTCTTATATGCAGATGGGTGCATTACAAGATTTTATAAAGATGAAAAACTAAAATCGATGTCGTTGGAAATAACGCTTCAAAATGATGACAAAAATCATCTTATTAAATTTAGAGATGCACTTGATAGCAATGTCCCTATTAAAGATAAACTTGTAGCTGGAAAATATAAGTCAAGTAGAATTGCTATTAATTGCACTGGAATGTGCAATGATTTAATTCATCTTGGATGCACACCTCAAAAAAGTCTTATATTAGAATTTCCAAAAAATAATATCTTACCAGAAAAATATATTAATGATTTTGTCAGAGGTTATTTTGATGGTGATGGCGGTGTCTCATATACAGAGGGAACATACTATAGTAACGCCAGAGGTAAGACCTATAGGCAGCATCATTATAGGTGTTATTTTTGTGGGAATAAACACTTCCTACAAAAAATTAAAGATATATTAAATTCAAATGGAATTAATACAAGTGATTTAAAAGAGGACAATAGAAGTAAAGCTGTAAATTTATACATATACGGCAAAGACAATATAGAAAAATTAAAACATTTTTTATATACAAAAGATTGTGTTTGTTTGTCAAGAAAAGCTGAAAAATTTAATGATATTGCAAACAATAATTCTTTGCATATAAATAGATAATACATTGCCAAGTTTAGCCCTGTTAAAATTGGGAAAAATCGGTGAAGGCTAAGTAACTAATGTTATATGTTAATACCGAGATAACTTTATAGATTGCGAAAGGCTGTAAAGTATTGTAGAGAGTAGAGATTGAATAAATATAATATCTCCAAGAGTTCCCAACCACAAGTGTGGAAAATGTACTCCAAGCTGAATTGGAATTGACCAATTGATGAAAATGGGAGAAATCCCCAGAGCATAGGATAAAGAGCCTATGGTTAATAACAAACTGAAGACTTGGCTAACGGCGCTCTTTTGTGTGGTTAGATGCATTCTTTTTCCAAAAACAAAGATATGTATTGCATCTGCAACAAGGCCACAGGCTAACGAAGTTTTGTTGAAGATTACAGATGACTTTATGAAGAATTATGGCTTTGGGTCTGAAAATCTTAGACGAGAAATCACATATGCCGCCGTTGGCGCAAATAAGGCTGTAATTGAGTTTGCAAACGGTTCATGGATTAGGGTCGTTACCGCTTCTGATTCTGGTCGTGGCTCACGTGCTAATATTTTATTGGTCGATGAGTTTAGAATGGTTGACCTAGATACTATTAACACGGTATTGAGACGATTCCTTACTGCTCCAAGACAGCCTAATTATTTAAATAATCCAAAATACGCGCATCTCCTAGAACGAAATAAAGAGTTCTATATGAGTTCGGCATGGTATAAAAACCACTGGTCTTTTGAAAAGGCAAAGGCTTATACGGTAAATATGCTTGATGATACTAAGAAGTATTTTATCTGTGGATTGCCGTATCAAGTCTCTGTAAAAGAAGGTTTGTTATCCCGTGAACAAATTGAAGACGAGATGTCCGAAAAAGACTTCGATGAGGTTAAGTGGAGTATGGAGATGGACTGCCTATTCTTCGGTGATACCGAAGGAGCTTTCTTTTCATTTGATGACATTGGATGCAGAAGAACATTGCAGACGGCAGTATATCCACATGCTCTTATAAATAATAGAACATATAAGATACCAGATTTGGCTACAAATGAAAGACGAATTATGTCTGTAGACGTTGCTCTTATGGCTTCTAATAAACACAGAAACGATGCAAGTGCAATTATAATTAATAGCGCAATTCCTACAAATAATAATAATTATGTGTCTAATATCATATACCTTGAAAACCACGAGGGTCTTAATACGGATGAATTGGCGCTTGTGATTCGAAGATTGTTTAGGTTGTATAAATGCACAGACCTTGTACTCGATACGAATGGTAGTGGACTAGGTGTATTCGATGCTCTTATCAGAGATATGGTAGACCCAGAGACAGGCGAGCTATATGGAGCTTTATCTTGTTGTAATGATAAAGATATGGCAGCTAGATGTAAGGTATCTAATGCACCAGAAGTTATTTGGTCTATTAAAGCAAGTGCTTCTTTTAACAATGAGATTTGTATTTTGCTTAGAAGTGGATTTAAACAGGGCAAGATTAATCTTCTTGTTTCTGAGTTTGAAGCAGAAGAAATCTTAAAAGACAAAATAAAAGGATATGCAAAGATGCAGCCTTTTGAGCAATTACAATATAAGATGCCGTATATACAAACGACATTGTTGATATACGAGCTTACAAAGCTTGAGCATGAGATAAAGGGAACCAATATTAAAATTATAGAAAAGACTGGTATGAGAAAAGACCGTTATAGTTCATTGGCGTATAACTATTGGGTTCAATGTCAACTTGAGCGAGAAATTCTTCAGAAGCCGCAGGTTTCTTTTGATATTAAATCTTATGCCAAACAAATGAAAAAATTGAACAAAAGACCGAACATGTATTAATGGTCTTACGCGCATATTAAGGAGGTGAATCGGTTTAATGGCTAACGATAAACTAGATTCTGAATATGCGTCTGAATATACAAAAGAAGATTATCTTCGTGATGAAGAATCTTTCAAGAAATCAGAGAAAGATGGAAAAGTTGATTGGAGCGCATTTAGTAGGTTGATGCGCAACGACTTGTTTCTAAATACAGAGATTTTTGAAACTGGGTGTATTGGCGATATTAAATTAAGTGATATTGATACCGCAATTAAACATCCTAAACAATATTGGCGTTTGCTTCTTGATGCATCGTCTTACCTAATGCGTGTATCACCGCACTATTATAGACTGAATAGCCTTTATAGCAATATGGCTCTATTCTGTTGGTGGGTTGATTTATATGATGTTCAGAATACCGCAAAGACAGATACGATTAAGAAACAGTATTCTAAGCTTGCGGCTAAACTTGAAGACATGAATTTAAAACATGAGTTTGCTAAGATAATGAGATATTTGCCATATCAAGATATTTATTGTGGTCTTGTAGTTGAAAGTTCGACAGATTTCTTCTTTCTTAAGATAGATTATAGGATATGTCAGCTATATCAGGTTCAAGATGGTTTATATAATTTTAAAATTGACCTTGGCAAGATAAAGCAAAGTGAGTTAGCTGCGTATCCAGATTATGTACAGCAAGCATATCTTGATTATATTGATGGCAAGGCATCTTTTTGGTATAAGCCGCCAGCAGATAAACAGATTTGCATTAAGCTGAATAGTCAATGGACATATCCATATCCAATGCTCATAGGAATGGTTAAGGATATTATAGACCTTGATACTTATAAGAAGTTAAAGTTGCAGTCTGCTAGAACCGATAACTATAAGGCGATTATGGTTAAGGTTCCTATCGATGAGACAACTGTAGACAAACCACTTCTTACTCCCGATACGCTTAGCGTATTCGCAGAAATCAATAGGGAGAGCATGAGTGATGACATTGGATTGATTCATACTCTTGGTTCAGATGGTGAAGCAATAAGCTTTAAGGATTCAAGTAATACAAGAAACAATGTTTCAGATGCAATTGATGAGCTTTACAATTCATCTGGTGAGTCTAAAGAGTTATTTAATGGTTCGTCTTCTGGTACGGCTGTAACAATGTCCGTTGAAAACGATGCTGGTTTCGTATACGGGGTATACAGACAGCTTGAACGATGGACTAATAGATATATAAAGCTTAGAAATTATAATAAAAAGGCTTTCAAATTTTATTTTTATCTCCTTGATATAACTATCTTTAACAGAGATAACGTGAGCAAGAGATATAAGGACGCTGTAACGCTTGGTGTATCATGTGTCGATAAATGGCTTGCGTCTCTTGATATGACTCCTTCTAGAACGTTGGGGTCTTTTATTCTGCATAACGATATCTTTGATTTCCATAACAATTTTATTCCTCTTGCAAATTCGTATACTGAGCCTGCAAAGGTTACAGAAAAAGAGGTTGGCAGACCAACGGCAGAAGAGCGCGGAGAGATGCTTGATGTTGAGGGCGAAAAGACGCGCGATGGCGAGAAGAATGATAGATAATGCGAGGTGTTTGATATGCGAGAAGAATTTAATTGCAAAGGTAAACACTTGGCGCTGTATCTTATGAAGCATGGTTCTAAACTTATAAGAATAGAACGTGTTGATGGATTTATCGTCTATGTTTTTGATAACGATGAATCTATTGAATCAAATATTGAAAAATGGAAATCTGATAAAAGAAGATGTCTGTTTTAACTGATAGTTGTTTCTGGGGGTAATAATTTATGGATAATAAATTTAACTCGCTGCATTCAACGTTCTCTATTAACGGAGAGATATCTGATGATGATACTAGATTTTTAAATATCACAATAGATGTATTACATACTGGTGAGAATTTAAATAAAAGTTTTTTCTCTAAAGAAGTTGTCGATGATTGTATCGACTCAATAAAGAACACACCTGTTCTTGGATTTATAAAATATGATAAGTTTGCTCAAGAAGCAGACTTTAAAGGACATGAGTATGTGCTTACAAGAACCGAAGATGGCATTGAGGATAAGTACGTTGGCTCTGCCTATGGTGTGATTCCAGAGTCTTGTAATCCAAGGTGGTTTACAAAGATGTGTTCTGATGGAGTTGAACGAGAGTTCTTACAGGTCGATGCGTTGTTGTGGGAAAAATTTAGCGACTCTACCGATATTGTTGAGCGCGATGGTGAAAAGGCTCAGTCTATGGAGCTTGCCGTCTCATCTGTCGAAGGTGATGAAGATGAAGACGGTATATTTCACTTTGAAAAGTTTAAATTTGACGGGTGCTGTATGCTTGGCGATTCAGTTGAACCAGCTATGGTGGACGCAAACGTTAAAGTAAAAGACGTTCAGTTTACTTCTGATGATTTCGTAAAAGAAATTCAAAGCGAGCTGAATGAAAAATTTACTAAATTTACAAAGTTAGTAAAAGATAAAGATGAACAAGGAGGTGTCAGAAATATGCCCAATCCTGATACTGATTTTGCACAGACTGTACTTCAGCAGTTTGAGGATGTAGCCAATAGTGTTCGTGAGTTTGCAACGATGAAGGACTATTGGGGCGAAGATGTACCGCGCTTCTATGCTGTTGACATTCAGGGTGACGAGGTAATTGCTGTCGATATGCAGGATAATTATCATTATGTAGGTTTTAAGTTTATTGTTGATGGTGATAGTCCTAAGATTGATTTTGATAGCATGACTCGCAAGAAGGTTACTTATTCTGACTATGAGGACGGAGCTGCTGAGCCAGAGGGCGCATTTGATTTTGGTAAGCATATGGCTGATTTCGAGGAAGCTGCTGCTGCTAAAATTGCTGATGCCGAAGCTCATGCCGCTGCGGAGTCCGATGAAAAGGCTAAGATTGAGTCAGAGTTCAGCGCTGTTAAGGCTGAGCTTGAAGAGATTAAGCCTAAGTATGATGAGTTTGTAGCTGCCGATGAGAAGCACAAGGCTGATGAGCTTGACGCTCAGAAGAATGCTAAGTTCGCTGAGTATGAGGATGTTCTTGCTGATAATGCTGATTTCGCGGCTATTAAGGAAAAGAAGGACGAGCTTTCTGTCGATGAGATTGAGAAGGAATGCGCAGTTCTTTACGTAAAGGTTAATCGTAAGAATAACTTTAGCAAGCAGGATTCTAGTGCTGCTGTTGCTGGTGTCCTCGATGATGGGGATGACAACGATTCGAATTGCTGGATGTCCGAGAAGTACGGCGCAATTTATATCAATCGATAGATTTAATTTTGTTATTAAGGAGGATTCACATGGCTAAAATGACGGTCTTTGAGTCAACTAACATGAAGAGTTCCCGCTTTGCGGAGCGTATCTTTGACGCTGTTGCCGAAGAGGATATTGAGAATGGCACCTTTGGTTATCTTGGTGAGCAGGAGGAAGAGGGTAGCCACGTTTATAAGTTCAAGAAGGGTTTTAAGGCTGGCGAGACTGTAGTTGTCGCCGATCAGCCTGCGTGGAAGGAAGACTATCGCCGTACCGCTGATATGCGCCGCGATAAGTTCGTTATTCCTGCTGGCACACGTTTCCGTGTTCGTGTTGTGGCTAAGAACGATGAGTTCGCCATTACCGTTGAGGGCGTTACTCCTGCTACCCGCGATAAGATGAAGATTGGCGCTCACCTTACCATTGATGAGACTACTGGTAAGCTTGTAGCTGCCGAGAATGCCGCAGGTGATAGTCCTGTTATGGAAGCTGTTGTTGAGCGCAAGCGTATCGTTGGTGGCACTCTTGCTACCGCTGCGCACAACTATGGTTATGCAAGTGAAATGTTCACAGCCCGCGTCAAGGTTCTGGGCTAATTTATTTAAGGAGGATATAGACTATGCATAAGTATGATTTTAGCAATGACGAGCAGAAGGTCTACAATCTCGCCCTTGACCTTGCACGCAATGATTTCTCTCTTGACGGCGAGGTAAAGAAGCGCGACCTAGAGGAC